GCTAGGGCAAGAAGAATCGCTTCCGAAGAAGCTCCCCTGAAGTTTAACTTCCCGTCCTCCCAAGACTTCTTGCCCCCTTAACTGCTCTTCCTAACCACATATTAAGATCATATTATATCACACCTTTTCCAAAAAGTCAACTCATAGAGCTCATTCTGAGCCCCTTCTACTACGCACGCGCCTGCGTATTTCAAAGCCATATAATATAACTTATACAACGCGCCCGCGGTAAAGATAACGCATACGCGGTCTTGATATAACAACAAAGAATAATATTAGTCTATGTTATTAATCTATATAGATTAAGTTCATACTCTTATTCTTATATATAAGAAATCTTAAGATCTGCGTGCGTACGCGGGCCCGTATGTGTACGCACGAGGCAGGTCGGGTGAGCGAGGTCTTGGACGGGTTTCGCCCTGGGCGGGGCGATTCGTGCGATTTTTTTTTGCGATAGGGTGCAGAATGAGCTCCACCCGATTATTTTTGGTTTTGGCGTACGACTGAGGGAGGGAGAAACCACACATCGCTTCGTCACAGAAAAATCTGATTGCTGCCCTGTCCTTTATTCTTCCGAGCGAGGTACGAGCGAGGCCGGTCACTGTCATTAACATTTGTCGCACATACTAACTGTGATTGGCATTTGAACCGCCACGTTTTTGGGGTTGCCGGTTCGCCGGTGGCCGCGTGGCCGGTGGCCGGTGGGTGCAATTGGACACAAAAAGGGCGAAGGGGTTGGAATCCCTTCGCCGGTCTATGTGGTAACTCGGGGTTACGGTGCGATTGCGTAGGCCATAACTCCGATAAAGGTAATGATACAAAGGGTGGCGAATATCTCGCCAATGGTTGGTAATTGCAGTTCAAGTTGCGGGCGTGCGTTATACGCGTTGCGTGCTTCCTGCGTTTTGGCGTATAGGTGGGCAAGGTCTTGGCGGTAGTGAATCGAGCATAAATCACGTCCGTGCAGGTGGGTGAGTTTGTTTAGGTTGCAGTTGGGTGTTTGGCATTTCATAGTTTCTCATTCTCCTTAAGATGATCGGTTTAAGATGCCTGGCTGAATAGGGCTCGTATTGAATCCTATTCAGCCAGGGCGAATTAGTTAGGCTTTTGCCGCGTCGCTGATAAGAGTTGCTATCGTTTTAGCTTCCTCTTGAATACCGGTGTAGGCCTCACCTATTGCCGCGTCTGCGTCGGCACTCATTGCAGCTATTGCGAAAACGCGTGTGATTGCGTTCAAAGCATCCTCAATTGCCGCGTCCCGTTCTACTTCATAGGCGGTTGTTGCCAGTGAAGCAACGTAGGCTTGGGCTACGCTGACGCGTGTTTCGGGGGTTACGCTTCCGTCTGCTTCCAGTTCTGCCTCTGCTTTCGCTTCGGCCTTCTGGGTTTCGGTGGCTAGTGCGTCGTTAACCTCTATTACGGTCGCTGACAGCACGTTTTCAAAGCCGGTTAAGGTGGCCTCATCAACGGTGGTTGCGTCGGCATCTTTAACCGAAACGGCAAGCTGGTTAAGTCGATCGGCAAGCGGGGCGAGGTCTGCTACGTCAACGGTTCGCTCTAGGGTTGAACCGATGGTTTCGCGTAACTTCTCCAGCCGCTTGCTGGTGTTCGATTTCGTGGCCTGCGTTGCCGCTTCGCTTCGCACGATTTCAGGCTCGGTTAAGCCGGTCACAGCTTCCGTAAGCTGTACCGCGATCTGCTTAGCGTTCGCTAGGTCATCGTCCGAAACTCCTTTAACTGCTTCGCCGGCTAACAGTTTGCCGGCGAGGTCGGCTACTGCGTACAGCTTTGCACTCTGGGCGGTTTTCCCTTGTAGCAAGTTCTGGATAATCGTCGATGTTTTCGACAAAATGTCCAGCTTGTAAAGGGTCGGGTTGGGTGCTGATGCTTGACGCATCGACACTAAGCCGCGTCCGGTGGCATCCTGCCAGTCGAGCAAGGCGTTGCGGCCACGTTTGATGGTGGCCTTGCTCATTCCGCTAGTCTGAATGATAAAGCCGTCCGTAGCAGGAAACCAGTCCGTGCTTCCGTTCGATGCTCCTATCAGGAACGAAAGAAAATCAACGGCCTGACGTGGGATCGGCAAGGGTTTGCCGGTTTCCTTGTCTTTGCTGATTTCTCCTAGCACTCTTACAGCGGCGTGTAATGCCGCGTGGCTTGCGGCCTGAAAAACGTTCGTTTCCTCTGTGTCCATCTTCTTAAGACGGGGCGAGACGGTCACGCCATTGCCGGTGGTTTCGGTGGCTAGCACAAGTTCGGATGCTGACTCTTCAACGGTTTTCCGTATGTTCAAGTCCGTGTCTGCCGGTTCACCTATACCGTAATTGCTCAAGGCTTGGCCTAAAGCCGATGGGCCACAGCGGTTAAACATTAGGTCTGCCGGTTGGCAGTCGAGCAAAACGCAAAGCATCTGGATTCGTTTCGGGAACTTCTCATCTCCTCCAAATTGGCCTCCGGCGTTGTCCAGAAGTCGGGGCATCTTTAACGGGTTGCCTCCGGCCTCCTCTTTGGCCTTTTCTACCAGTGCGTCGATCTCGGCCTTAACTGCTTCCCTTTCCTCTGGGGTGAGGGGTGGAACGTCAACAAAGGTCTTTTTCGGTTTCTCTGCCGCCGGTGCGGTCGCTGTGCCGGTCGCGTCGGTGGCCTGATCGGTTGCCGGTGTGCCGGTCGTTTCGTCGGTTGCGGTGGTGGTGGTTGTCTGTTCGTTGTTCATTGTGATTTTGACAGGCTCATTATTCCGTCCGTCCTGCGTCGGGTCTAGGGTTGCGAGCTGTTCTGCGGTAAACATAAAGCTCATTTGCTGAATCGCTGTTGCGTGGTCAAGTCCACGTTCTCGCGTTTCGTATTCGTATTGTTCTGTGAGTGTTCTCATTGGTTCGTGGCGGCCGGTTGGCGGCCACAATTATATAGGCACGTACCGTGCCACAGTTGCCATTTTGCGAAAAAAACTGTAACTCCTTTGTTTGCAACAGTTACAATAGGGCTCATTATGATTCCTATTGCCATCCGAAAAAATGGATCAAAAAAATGGATTTTCTCCAAATTCTCGGATATGTACGAGGATCGTACAGGAGCGTGTCAATGTGACGCAGTGTGTCGTTTGGGCTCGGCCGGCTATGTACGAGGATCGTACACGCCTGTGTCCTCGTGACACACGGAAGGAAAACGTAAGAAATTCTGACACACTTGGGTCAGATCGACACAAGGGGCTCATTCTGAGCCCTATGCCCTCCGTCCCGAACCGCTATATTCGTTTATCTTGCGATTAGGGAAAAGAGCCTATCTGTCCCAGGATTGCTTATTCCCTTATCTTGAAATTAGGGAAAAAACCTGTTTTCAAAGAGCCCGTTTCGTATCAGTTAAAACTTTAACTGAAAAACCATTATAGCACACTTCAAGGCCGGTGTCAACTAATTGCGATAAAATACGGCAAAACTTGACAATTTACTCGAAATGTGTTATACTATACATAGTATAGAAGTTGACAAGGAGTTGAGGATGGGCCTCGGCTCGGGCGGTTTGGATAGGGTTCATTTTGAACCCCATAGGAGAATGAGGTTTATGTGTTACTACTCTGACGAGGATTATGACCTCGGTTTGATCGACGGCGTTGGGTTCGCAGACCCAGGCGGCGAGTCCGCCTTACGTGCGGCCACGCCTGATAACCCACGTATCCACCCGTGCCCTGAGTGCGGCCGGCCGGATATGCTCACGTCTTTGGACGTGAGACATCACTATCGGTGCGATATGTGTGCCGATGAATTACTTTCGGCAATGTCTTGATGGGATTCATTATGATAATCAAACAAGATTCCTGCCTATACCGCATACTAGCGTTCTTTCCGTGCCTACGGATTGAGCACGTCCGCGTGGGGAGAGACTGCTCTTCCTACGTTTCGATCAAGATAAGAATGGGTTCATAATGAGCCCTATTAAAAGGAGAATGAGAATGAGTGCTACATATACAAAAGCAACACGCGATGGTCGTGATGTACTTCTGAAAGCCGTGGATGGTGTCGTCGTCAAGGTTATAGAATTTGTTGACGATGAGCCGGTAACAAAGAGGCCACCTGAAAAGCGTACCCACGCGGAAAAGATGCAGGCCGTACAGATGGTCGAACGTATGACCATCCGGCAGGGTATGAGTATCGCCGAGGCTTGCCGTGATACGGGTATAGCCATATCGCAGTACTACCTGTGGCGAAAGTACGACAGCGACACTGTACCGGCGGAGCCAGAGAACTATGTGCAGAAAATGAAAAGAGAGACTGCCGAGTTCTTGCGGGAGAATCCCGACGTGGCCGAAATGGTGAACGAGGTACCGGCGGAGAACGTCACACGGTGTAATGCCTGTGGCCAGGAAATCAAATAGGGTTCATTAAGAGCCCTATCAAATAAGGAGAATGAGAATGAGCACAATTAAAAGTAACGGCATCACCTTTGAACAGTGGATGCAAGCCGTCGATAATGTACTAATGAGTATGTGCGGCCTCGGCCACGACGACCTACCGGACGCACGCTGGCACGACGAATACGACGGTGATAGCACGCCGCGTGAGGCCATCGAGAATAACAACGACTATCTCGAAATACCTGACGAGCTAATAGGGGGTGACGAATAATGCCACTAATCCTAGACATTAAGAACCCCGAAGGCGAGCGGGCTCACGTATACGCGAACCACCCGAAAACGCTTTCAATCGCAATGAAAATCATCGACATCGAACGAGGGCAGGAACACGCCTGGGCGAGTATGCAACGGCCACACATCGTGCAAGACCATTACGCCTGGGAACTGACTTTCGACGACTGTCCACCAAAGCAGGTCGTCTTAGAGAAAGGCTCGACCATTCACCTATACAGATGAGCGATGCGAGTATTCGCAAAGTCCAGAGATGATTTCTATTATTGCAGAAACGGAATTGCCTACCACTACGACCACGGCGAATTGTATTCGTTCGACTGTAGCGGGCAGTTCCTTTCTGCCTTGTCGCGTCTCTTCGAGCGAAACATCGTTCGACAAATTGAGACACTCAGGGACACCAACATCGAAGTCGAGGTCAAACAGTGGTTCGACGAGGGTTGGAGTCCGCCGCAGAGCTAATAGGATTCATAATGAGCCCTATTTGGAGAATGAGAATGAAAAAGGATAAATGCCCCGACTGTGGCAGTACAAACATATTCTATGATGAGCCGGCGAGTCTTATAGACCGCGTCTGGCCAAAGATGCATTGCTTCGATTGTGAGGTTAAAGTTAAACCACCAATTAACGCCGTCACGATCGAGGTTTCACCACACGAACAAACCACCATTGGCGACATTGCCGCAAAGTATCTCATAGGCCGCCAGATCGTCCTAGAGAACAGGAAGTATGAGATACTCGACGCACACAACCGCGATGGCTCACGCATCGCATTGCGTATCATCCTAGACAATGGCACGGTTCGTAATCTTTACCTGCCAACGAAATTGGAGCTAGTACGCGAGGAGAATAACTAATGGTACCGAAAGAAGTTCTCGACCGCGTACAGATTGCGATAGATGTTTGCCAAAGCCGGCGGACACTCTACAATCGGCTATTCCTGCTAATGGAGTCATTGGACGGAAAGCACATCACAAAGGGCATCGTCGATAAAGTCGAGGCCGAAATTCCTGGGTATCGGGCAGACTACATTTTCTCAAAAGGATACGAGAAAGCTGTCACGTTTTACCCAAAGAACGGTAAGGCCGCGTACACGTCATTGCGATTCCGGTTGGTGTACCTGCCGCATCACGAAAAGGTACACTTTGAATCGTTCAAAGAGGAGTACGGTAGCCAGCGGGATTTCAATATGGTTCGGTTAATGCAGTTGAAAGCGTTCCAAGCGGACGCCGAAACCGGCCTTAAACGAATCGCAAAGACCCTTAAAGCGGTTCGTCGGGTGACGGGCGTGGCTAAGAGTATATTGCACGAATACCGCTATATGACAGACTTGCTCGACGAGCGGGATAAGCAGACCATCAAAGGAATGGCCGAAATAGCATAGGAGCAAAGGGCTCATAACGAGCCCTATTAAAAATATGGGAACAGTTTCAGAACGAATCGCAAAACAGATTGCGGAGAATGACGGCCATTACTGCGACGATCCTCGTGTAGCACGCATCGTCGAGTACACGAACTCGTGGGGTGGCCTGGCTTATGGATTGGAATACGCCCACGAAATTGGGCGGTATGCGGAGTCCGAATTTGTTCGGAATCCGCGGGTTTACTGGCAAGCGGGAGTAGATAACAATAAAAAGGAGAATGAGTAAAATGGTAGATTTTGCAAATACAGCACCAAACGAAATGGACGCGATATTACCGTCAGGTAAGACAGCTAAACCGAAGCGGAAAATCAAGGTGATTAAACGCACACCCGAAGAAAAGGCCGTATTCGTCACAAAAGTTGACGAACTAAAAGACACGATCGGAATGAGCGTTGAAGAGGCCACCAACAAAGTTGGCATCGCAACCTCTCAATACTACGACTGGCGTAAACAGCTTGGCAAGGTGGCGGCCAAGCAGGTAATTAAGACGAACGGGAAAGCGAACGAGCAGTTTACCCGTATTCGACAGCTTGAGGCCCAGAACGAGCAGTTGAAGATAATGTACGTCGATCTGTTGCTTGCTCAGAACAACTAGGGGCTAGAGCCCCGTTTCGGGTAGGGTTCACTTTGAGCCCTACCCGTTTTTTAGTGGAGAAAATTATGAAAAGTTTAATCTGTTGGTGCGGTGCAAGGATTTTCAATAATCATCACTGCGAGAACGGTCACTTAGTTTTACGCTGGCGGAGGAAAATATGACGCTTACACCCAAAATGAATTTAGAGTTCAAGAAAGCCCAGGATGCCTTAGTCCGATCTGGCTGGCATCCGCAAACCAAAAGGTATCAAATTGAAACGAGGCTCGGCTCGGTTCACATCATCGAGATAGCCGAGGGCATCGACAACCCGCGGATGGTCGAGGAGCGTACATATTCTATCGTGGCGTGCGGTGAAATCCTATCGCGGGATAAGGCCGTCGAAGTCCTTATGGCTTTATCCGAGTTGGGGTTTATGCCTTTTATCTGCATCATTCAGTTACAAGACGGATTGCGATTAACTCGGTCGATCGACGTGCCGGACTATATCTACGATAGTATATCTTGCGATACACGTATCGACCAAGGGGTGGACGAGGCCCGTAGGCCGCCGTACGCAACAACGATTCCGTTGCTTCCCTTTAGCGAGACTATAATATCTTGACTTTTGCGTCAAAATGAGGTATAATATACATTATGGGTAAAATAGGAAGAACAACTGGCTTTTCTATCGCGGAGGTTTATATCAAGTCGAAATGCGGCAAAAAGGTGACCCGTCGTGAAATGGAAAAATTCATCAAGCACGACAAAGCCTCTCAAGAATATCTTCGGAGTCACGCACAAGACCCAGACTTTCGTAATAACTTTATGGAAGGTGTAGACGAAGCGTTGAAGAGTCAGTTTGGCTATTGCACCCGTATTTTTACGGGCTCGTTTCGAGCGGCCGAAGAAGTTGCCGACTATAAACGAGCCCAGCGGATTAGGGCTCAGATTGAGCGGTATCAACCACCGCTACGGCCTCCCCTTCGCCCTGATGAAATACTAGGAAAGAACACAAATGACGATAACCGGTGAACATCTAAAAATAGCCCGCATCGTTTACGGGTATTCAAGTCAGGAACAGTTGGCTCGTGAGCTAGGTGTAAGTCTCGCTACTATCCAGCGATACGAAGCACTTGACGTAGTGGACGCTAAAGTACTACAAAAATACCGTTCATTCTTGCAGTTTAATATCCCGAAAGTTGTGGAGTATATCTCAGATATGCGACATCGCCGCAACGTCGGCTTGACAATGGCCCTTAAAGTATAGTATGCTGACGACGACGTTTCACTCTGCGGTGGCGTCTGTTGTTGGGGAGGGTAGCGGTCTTGGTGGAGTCGCTACCCTTTTTTGTTTGTAAGGGCTCAAAATGACCCCTATGGCTAAACATCATTTTACACCCAAAGAAATCGCTTATCATCTTTCGGACCTCGTTAATTGCTATTGCATATCCGAATACAAATTCCATCCCGTCCGCAAGTGGCGGTTCGACTACGCCTTTCCTTGCTGTCTGTTAGCCGTTGAGCAGGAAGGTGCTATCCACGCACAGGGTCGTCACACTCGCGGTTCTGGCTTTGAAGGCGATATGGCAAAATACAACGCCGCCGCAATTCTAGGTTGGCGGCTACTTCGGTTCACTCCGAAAGAAATTGAGACTTCTACATTCACAGAACAGGTTGAAGAGTTCTTTGCCTTAAATCCCTGTCCACACCCTCAACCGATAGACCTATGGAAAAACTCAGAAGGAGAAGAGAATGTTAACACCAGAAGAGATTGAACGATGTCAGTCTGATTATGAGCAGACCGAAATGGCAGACCTTAGTACAAGTATGCTACGAGCGGAGCGTGATAGACTCTACCATAAATGGTTTGCCAAGTTGCTCGATCACGCTCAAGGACGTACGCAAGCACCCTGGCTTGCCGGTATCCGAACGGATGATGAGCAGATACGAAAAGTTATCGGAGAAAACAATGCTTGCCTATAAAGATATGCCTATCTCCGTACGAAAGGCCATTAACCTTTTCTTTCGTCGTGACCCTCATCGACAGCTTGCTTACCCTTGCGGCCACGACGACATCTGCGATTACGTGAACTCGTTCCCAGAAGTTGCAGGCAAGAAAGACCCTCGATGCAAGGGGTGCGATTCACACATTGATCTTGAACGATGGATTACTCGGAGAGCGTTTTACCAAGCTAGAGAGGGCTCAATATGAACCCTATTGATTCCAGGAGAAAAAACTTGACAAAACAGAAGAAATGTGCTAGGCGGCCGGCCGCGAATGTGCGTATCCGACAGGCTTTTACCGCAGTTCCAAATCCACTTTGGTTCTTCGGTAAACGGGGTCAAAATGAGGGTGCGAGGGGTAGCAGGGGTCAAAATAGGGCTCATTTACCGCAGATCCAAATTCGCCTAGCATACTTTCAAACATTTGTCAAGTTTTTCATTATCGAACAAGGGTAGGGCTCATTTTGAGCTCTAAGGTGACCAACAACAGCAGAAAAAAGGAGAGTTTATGTCATTCAATAAAATAGTCATTGTCGGTAATTTGGGTAAAGACCCTGAACTCCGATACACACCCGCAGGTGATGCCGTCTGTAATTTATCTCTCGCCACCAACGAGAAGCGAAAAGATAAAGAAGGCAACTACAACGATGTCACCACTTGGTTCAAGGTTACGCTCTGGCGACGGATGGCCGAGAACGCTTCCAAGTATCTTGAGAAGGGAAATCCGGTCTTTATCGAGGGGCGGCTTCGGGTCGAAGAGTGGCAAGATCGAGACGGTAACAATCGCTGGACGCTTGAGGTCGATGGGACTGATATGCAGTTCATTGCCCCAGGGTCGAAGCGTGAGGATAGGGACGAATACGCGGGACAGCAAGCGGCCACCGGAGGAGGGCCGCAAGGTGGGTTTCAGCGTCCAGCATCTACTGACGACGACATCCCGTTCTAAGGCCTATCGAAAGCTAAAGGCCATCAAAGTTGACAAATTGCCCACACCTGTGCTATGATGCGTTTGAGAGTGTAGGTCAACAGAAGTCACCTGCTTTCAATGCTTGGGCAGACGACTATCCTCTAGCCCTACACTCTTAAACATTGTTGCCGCCTATCCTTCTAAACCTCAGGATAGGCGGCCTTTTTGTAGGGTTCAGAATGAGCTCTAAAGGAACACGCGATACCAACCGCTAAACAATCCCTTCATCACGTCGAACGCCTCCGAGAACGTTACGCCATAGTACCTGAAATCAGCCTCTAAATCTTGGCGGACCAAAAATGGCTGAGTGAAGAGATGAAACTTCCGGCCGGCCTCATAACTAGCAAAATACCTACCCCTATCGCTATTCCTAATAATCAGGCCTCGATGCCCGAACAGGTCAACGTCAATTCGGCCATAGAACTTACCGGTGTAGAGACTAGCTATCTTGCCATCGTTTAGAATTAATGGCGGCGTCAAGTATTTTGGGATTGTGTCGAGCCGGTTGAGTTGCTCGATGATAGGGTCTGAAATTTGTAGTTTTTTATATTCCTCACGCGGTTCCTCGCCGGCTTCCCAAAGAGTATTTGTAAATATCTCATCGAACTTTACGGCTGTTTGCAAGTGTCGCCATTGGTGGCGAACGTGGTTAGCTAACATCTGACTGTGTGGAGCAAACTGTAACAAAGGAATGAGATCGAGGTCGTCCTTTGCTTTTAGACGGGCTATCCACCACAGGCAGTAGTGATGTATCTCTTCCTTGAAGTTAAATAAGGGGTCAAGTTGAGCCCTTTCTGGTTTGGAGAAGCCTTCGATGAGTAATAGTTTCATATGTGATTTATAATACCATTATACACTATTTCCTGCAAAATGTCAAGAAATCCCTCAAAAACTTGACAAATTACTTTTAATATGTTATAATAGGGTTAATGACTTGAACTTTAGTCAGATTTTAGATAGGGGCCAGAATGAGCCCTACCAAATAAAATGGAGATTAATTTAGTACCGCAGAGTAAGAGCTTCAAGGAGTTCTTAGAACATAATCTCTTCTGGAACACCGATAGCGAGAAGGTCGTACTCGCTGGTGGTGCTCCACGTCACTTTTTTACAGGCGAAGAGCCTAACGACTTCGACTTGTTCATCGTCGGCGAAGAGCCGACCCCTTGGGATAATGAAGGGCAATTTAAGGAACGATATGTTTCACACCTTGACCAGACTTTCAAGAACATCTTCAAGTGCCCTCAGGGTTTGCTGAATACCTACAAGACGCCGTTCGGCAAGGTACAGCTGGTCACACCAGCTGTCTATCCGACCGTTGAATCTCTACGAAGCACCTTTGATATTTCAGCCTGTTGCTTCGTGTACGAGGCTCCGTTTGGTGTCCCAAAACTGCACACCGACCCCGAAGCCGTGGCAGACCTTGAAACAAAGACCGTTCACCTGCGTAAGGTCACGTACCCGCTGGCGACGATGTACCGGCTCTTTAAGTATAAAGGGTATGGATATAATATCCTTGAGGCTTCCAAAGAACTTGTTCGTCTCATTAGTACGGAAGAGTTTCCAGAAGAGAACCTGTATCAGCGTTACATAGATTGATAGGGTGCAAGTTGAGCCCTATCATTAGAAGGGTGGGTGGATACTTTTCTCATTCTCTCCACCCGCCCTTTTTATGCCGAAGCGAAAGAAGAAGTGGACGTGGGACGAAATCTTTAGGCTTACAGCAAAGCCGGAGCCCTACTTCAAGGACGTTCGTCGAGGCAAGCTGACCCACACTATCGAATGTCTCGGTGACTCCGTGCATAGAATCAAGAAAGTTTATTATGATGATGGAGCAACCGAGACAATAGAGCACATAGGAAACATTAGAATAAAATAGAGGAGCGTTATGCCAGAGAAAAAGAAACTAGAAGTTAAAGCATTAGACCTCGGTAAGAAAGAGGTGGAAGATAGGGCTCAAGATGAGCCCTTGAACAAGTCCGAAGCTAATATGACGGGCATCATTTCCAAGCGTCCACCAATGTCGGTTCCAGTTACCGGCCTCGATGGGAACGACAACGACGATCATTATCGTATGACTGATGAGTCCTACGAATCGGAAAGCGATTTTCAATTCAAAGGGCTTATCTTTAAGCGGATGGTTGACGTGATGAAAGACGTGGATGCTATCGTTAAGACCAAGCAAAAGGATAGCGGAGTACCGTATGCCTTTCGTTCTATCGAGGACATAATGAATGCCCTGCATCCTATCTTAACCAAACACGAAGTGTTTATCATTCCGGTCGGTGCGTGGACTGAGAATCTTGTTCATCCACGACAGAATAAGGGCCCAGCTTTCCAGTGTATCTATAAGTCAGCTTACCGGTTCTATACGATTGACGGTAGCTACGTGGAAGGGCATATGGTGGCCGAGTCGATCGATTATTCAGATAAGGCGACGCAACAGGCGTCGTCGTACTGCTACAAAAAGGTTATTGAGCAAGCGTTTTGTATTCCGACACGCGACCTCATAAGCGATGGTGACGACAAGTTGCCGGACAGGACAGACGAAGGGCAACAGGCAAAGTTAGACGCATCAAGAGAACGGCTAAAGAATCTGCCGAGTCCGAACAAGCTACCCCCGCACGGCTCACCGATGTACGACCCGATGAAGCCAGAGGATTGGGACGCTGTGAAAGCGTGGTTCAAACCCTTCGTACCTTTAGGTTTTAATAAGGATTCGTTCCATCACTGGACTATCAAGACGCTACGGGCAAACAATCTGGACGTACCGCCTAAGCTGGCAGACCTGCCTCGCACGTCGGGACTTGTCCTTAACGAGATTGCTCAGTACTGTTATAACATTGGTTCAACCGTCCACACGTTGACGCAGGAGAAGGATGAAGGTGAATACATTATTTTGACGGAGATTTCAACAGCTTCCGAACCGGTGCCGGAATCAGCACCCGAGAACTTGGGCACTGATGGTGCACTTTGATAGGGTGCATATTGAGCCCTTGTGGGGGCGGTAAGGCTTGGGGAGAAAGTCCGGAGCCGCCCCCAATAATAATATGCATAATAAAAAAGACTTTACATTGCTGGCGGTACATATCAGGCACCAGTACTTTCTTAAGGATACCGGAAAGGCGTATTGCTTTTTATTATGGAATAAGCGTTTTGTGAACTTTCCCAAATCTATTATAAAAGATTATCAGCACGACAAAGAAAAGCATTTACATTTATTCAAAGTACCACTGTGGCATATTATTCAGAACCGTCTTGATTCTATCGTTGACGACGATTATAAAGAACTGTTACCGACAAATGAAAAGAAGCGTAGCCGCAGACCAAAGGATACATTGACACCTGATATGTTTGCGGAACTAACTGCCGAGCCAAGCCCGACGAAAAATAATCTGGTCATAGCAGTCCAACGACAGGCCGAAATGGAAGAGCAAGGTAAGCAGAATATAGATACAGCTATTGAATTGATTGACGGACTTGACGACGAGATTCCTTGGTGATATGATGAGCGAAAAAATTCCGTGGGCAGACATACATAAGCTAATGCAGGAACAGTACGCACATATCTCGCGGCGTAACCTGTTCTATGACACGGAACTAAGGAATGATGTAATAACGATGGAGGCTACCCGCTTACTGCAAGCGATGGTTCATTATCGTAACCATATCATCGACCAACCTCGCTTCCTTATTAAGTTGTACAAATATTTTACCGTTCTTCGGGATGAAACGGAGAAGGCACGGATTGAATGGCTAAGTCAACACGTTACGGTACATCATCCAGACCCTTTTACCATCGACTGCGTGAAAATTCCGACGAGAGAACTAGATTACATTAATGAAAGATGGAGAAGCTGGGCGTATAGGGATGGGGAGAGTGGTTATGTCGTTGAACTGGACAACAACGTTGACGAGTATTTCGCCGACCTGCCTATGCCGTCGCGTAAAATCTCAGACCCGATGTATAAAATGCCGTGGGGTAAGCACGAGGGATTTACTATCGGAGCGATTATGAGTTTCGCTCCCCGCTATCTTATCTGGGCACACAATAATACCGATAGATTCAAATTATCAGAGCAATTATTAAGGGACGTGCAAGGGGCGGTGAATAAAGATAGGGCTCAAGATGAGCTCTAATAAAAGGAGAATGATATGAGAATAGTCAGAGACATTATGGACAGTCTCCAAGAGATAGCCGCGAGAAACGGTGAACTCTCTGAGGAGCAGAAGAAAAATCTTAAGGATGCTGTAAATATCCTTGGTTGCCTTGAGGAACACGAATTGCTTGAAGCTCGGATGGAAGTTGTCGGGGCCATATATAGCTACTACGTTGGTTCTCGTTCAGTAGGTCACACCAGAGTATTACGGCAAGGGATTGAAGAAGCCAATAAACCTCTCGACTCAAACGATTTTAAGACCAAATTGTTCGTTGTTGTCAGTAGTCAGAAAGAGGCTCAGAATTTCCCTGGCTTCAACGTTTGTACACTGGATGATTTTAAGGCAGGACATATGCGGGGTAAGATGGCTCCACTTGCTTGGGACAATCACGCTATCATTCGACTGGTATCAATGCTATCAGTCGTGCAGGGTACGTTCCGACGCGTAAGGCATATCGTCGAAGAAACTACGGCTAACAATGGTGGTTAATATCTATCGCGTAACCGGTGGGGGTGACCCTCGCCGTGTTAAAGTCAAGGAGTTCATAGAGTACGGAGTTCACGTCTATGAGTTAACGAAGGAAGTTAACTCCGTACTCTACGTCACCAAAGACGGAAAGAGTTCTATTCTTAACAAGAAGAAAGACGTAGAGACTGCGAACACGCTCTTTGTTTCCAGCCTAAAGGAAGCGTTCGACGAAGTGTTTCGCAAAATCCATACGGCCATTGATGATGTCAATGATACCGTTCGTGAGATACTGCTGTGGCGGCCAGATAATCCAGACGTGGAATTATTATACCGCGTCAAGTTTCGCAAAGAACGCTTTAGTCTTGCTGGCTTTCTTGTTACTGGGCGTACCAAGAACGCTGTCAAGATTGATGCCCGTGGTCGGAAATACGTTTACAGGCAACATCTGGCCGGACTCGGTCAACCGCACGACCCCTTGATACCTTTTGAGGACTGGATGGATACAGACTTACGAAGGCTTAAGGATAGCGTGTTAACCTATGCCACAGCTAGAATGGATTATCTCTACGAACGCCTTGACCAGTTGGAGCGACAGTATGACGAACTCAAACGAAAGGGATTTAAGTAACCTCAAACCAAGAGAGGTTTACGAGATATTAAAGAACGCCCGCGAGTACGTATTGAAACAAGAGGGGATGGGTACAGCATCGTTTCTATTAGCGAGTCTGCTACTTAAATCAACACAAGGGGTAGGGCTCAAAATGAGCTTTACCGATAAGGCTATAGGAAAACTGCTTGATGTTATGGCACAGTTAGTAAATAAAGGAGAGAAGAATGAGCGAAACAACAACAACAATTGATACACGGTCTAGGCTTCGACAGATTTATTCGTTGAAGCACGACTTAATCGCAGAGCGGACAAGTCTTACGCAATTGCAGGAAGAAATTGCTCCCGCAGTACAGCGTAGAGACGAAATGATTGAGGCAATCACTCAGAAGTTTGAGGAAGAGAACCGCGATAAGCTAGATAGAATAAACAGGCTTACCGAAACCATTGACGACCACGACGCCAAGATACGGATGCTTGCGGTTGACGAGTATTATCAGAGAGAGGAGCCGGACAACAAGCGAATTGTGGATGGCCTCGGAGTACAAGTAAGAACCCTGTACTCGCTGACTGTCAACCCTGACGATAAGTTTCTCAAGAAGTATGTCGAAGAGAACTATCCGAAACTTCTTATCGTGGACGAGAAGCGATACCTCAAGCAATACAAGCTAGACAACGATATGCCGAGCGTTCACGTAGAAACGAACGTGTCCGCGGTCATTAAGAGCAACTTCTGGGAATCGGATGGGGAGGTAGTGTAGGGAGGTAGTATGGACGTAGATGAATTGGTACGGCTGTTGCTTAGCAACGGCTTGAGTTATCCTGATTTCATTACACAGATACATAGGACGGGGGCAACTATCGAGGTTACGTGCGAGTTCTGCGGGAAACAATATATGTTTGAGCCGCAGGAGTATCTAGGTAAAGATCATTGTGGGTGCATCCGAATGGTTGTAACGCAAATGAATGGTCAACCTGTGCTAGTTCGTTGCCCTGATATAATGTCCTTGAATTTTTTTAGCTTTGTAACGTGGTGGAAATCACTTAACTACCTAGGTGTTAGTAATTAGGGCTCACAATGAGCCCTATAATCAGTGCTAGTAGACAACAACAAGGAGAAACAAATGCCAAATACGAAAGTAATTGATTTATCAGATGACAACATCATTCCCGAGAGCCTCGTGGAGGCTCGAAACGCAGGGGTCGTCGGAATGATTCATAAGGCCACCGAGGGGACGGACTTGGTATCCGAGAAGGCCGACAATCGCATCTACCTAGCCAAAGAAGCGGGGATGCTTATCGGACTCTACCACACCCTGACTCCCGATGCCGCTCGGTCGCAGGTCAGTTTCTTCGCCGACACCGCAGACGAATTAGGTCTGGAAGATAACTGGCTTCTGGCCGTGCAGTATGACGACCCCGCAGTTCCGGCTCAGGTTCTGCTGGAGTTTCTAAAGGACTTGGAAAAGGAGACTCGCCGTAAGCCAGTGCTTTATGCTGGCCCAGGCCTCCTAAATCGGCTGGCAGAACTGGAACCATCCGCAAAGCAGTATCCGCTTTGGCTTGCTCAATACGATTCGGTAGCAAATGTGCCGACCGCGTGGGGCAAGTACTTCCTCTGGCAGTTCACGGACGGCGAGAACGGTGAGGTTCAGGAGGTTCCTGGGGTTGACCCGCCGGTCGCTTGTAGTGATTATCTTGGTGACGAAGAACAACTCGCCAACCATTGGTCACATTACAAAGGGAACGTTGACGACGAGCTGCCCGAAGCGGCCGCACCTTCCGAGCCAGGTGAACCGGAGTCGGGCACGGCACCGGTGGAAACGCCGGAAGGGGAGCTAGAACACGGTACACCGGAAGCCCCTCCACCAACCGATGGGCACGAAGGTGAGGCAGACCCACCGCCATCGTCACAGCTACCGGCAGAGCCGAAACCTCCTGGCCGTCCAGAAGCACAGAAGAAATAGCTTTCGGTGAACGTCATCGGCCCCAAACCGATGTACACCGAATAGGGGGCTGGCCGAATGGGAGCGGTCGGCCCCCGTTAATATTCTCAGTTGAATAGTGCGATGCTATCTAAACAACGATTCCCTAGATACAATAAGCTCACGGTGTACCTTGAGACTTTGGCAGGTTTTCTGCAACATCTTCGGGGTGGTTTGGCGGATAGAACTACGGGGGTAGGCACGGTTTCAGCTGGATAGGTTGCTCGGTGATGGTAAGGCGGGGGCCTGATACCATCACCGAGTAACTGCATAGGGTTCAGAATGAGCCCTAGGAGGAACGATGATAATAATTAAGAACGAGAGCCAGCAAAAGCAATCCTTACAAGAGGAAATGGAAGAGCGGTTTAAGCATCCTCCGGTCGTAGAGCAGAAGCACGATCGCCTCGAAACTATCAATCAGCTGGTTGAGAAGTGGTGTCAATCTCAAAAGAAAACAGACGAGACAGCGTTTGGTTTTCTTGAAGCCGCCTACGATGCAGGCTTCTTGGAAGGCGTATACGAGGAAAAGAATCGGAGAAAGAAAGATGGCGTTAGCAAAAACACAGAAAGATGAAGGGATGATTGAAGTAGTAAGTATCGTTTCCGGCTCGACGTTTCAGCCGCTGGTGCAGATTAAGTGGGGCGATAAGGAGGGCCAGCTTTCGGTCGAAGAGGCTAGGGTGCACGCTTTAATTATCCTTGAGGTTGCAGAAGCCGCAGAGTCGGACGCATTTGTATTCCAATGGTTGACCCGCGACATTATCGGCACGGCCGAGGACGAGAAAGGAAATTGGGATGAGGTTATCGCTCAGTTTCGAGAGTTTCGTGAGAAGAGAATAAAGAGGATATAATGACGAAAGAACAGGAAATGAAAGCAACCGTTGAGGATTTTCTCGACCGAGTGCTAGGTCGGATGGCTTCCGGCGTTAGACCGGAGAACTACACCCTATCACGCAAACAGCTTGTTAACCTATTGACTGGCTTCGGGATGGGGCTTATCCAGAATCTTATGCAAGATATTGTAGAGATGAAAGCAAAGCGGCTTAAGCCTACCATAGAACGAGTGGCCGAGAAAAACGATAGGGCTCAAGATGAACCCTTCGGGGATGCGGAGATTATTGAGGAGAAAACAAATGAACCCTGAAAAACACATAGGTATTCACGACTTCACAAAGAAACCGGTAACGATTCAAGCCGTGCAGTTATGCTGGAAGAACTGGAACGATGTCTGTACGTTCCTCGGTGAGATTGTCTCGCCTCATAATCCTGCCCGTAGGACGGACACGTACTCGGATACGTGCGGTGAAGTTGCCCCGTTCATTGAGCTAGACATTCCAACGATGGAAGGCATCCATACGGCACGTCACGGCGATTGGATTATCAAAGGTGTTGCCGGCGAATTTTATCCGTGTAAGCCAACCATCTTTGACCAAACATATGAGTGATACTGAACACATACTCGTAGTAGTCGCCCGACTTAAAACGAATCGTAAAAAGATGACTACTACGATCGTGTTACCGGAAGAAGTACTGGAAGAGTCTGCCGAGGTATTGGCTAACTTCCTAAAAGGATTACGCGAATCAATCCGTCTAGGTTTTGAGAGAGTATCATTGAACGATGAATTTTCTATAACCCGTGCCACGATAGCTGAACGAGAGAGGTTCACTCGCCCCCTTAATGAAGAGGACTTTGAAGAAAATTCTGAGTGGAAACAGTTGGGCTACAAGGTTGGTGATGAAATCGCAGAATATATGTATTGGGGTAATATGGAACTTAACAAAGACTTCTTTGAGAAGGAGGAAGAATGAAACAGTATATAGGTATAATTTTAGTCGCCGTAAGCTGGGCTATTGGACAGCTAATTGGTTGGAATACTGCTAAATGGTGGTTCAATCGAGGTAAGAAATGAAAGACAAAACAAAAGATTCACTCATTGCATTTATGATATTAGCATTTTTAGCCACTACCATCTGGCTCTTTGTTCTACTCTTTGGACAGGGCTCATAATGAGCCCTATAATCTATCCGCTCCGGTTGGTGAATACTTCTGTTGCTCGGGCAAAGTCTCGTAGGCCTCAAGTTCGTGCCTCTTAGCCTGCCTCGTATCACCACCACCATCACCCGTTCCGGTCGTGCTGTATCCGCCAGGACTTACAACGGGCTCTGGTGTTGCCGCCGTACCACCTTGAGTAAGAGTCGCTTCGTAGAATTTCTCTTCCTTCGCCACCCTATCATCGAACGCCGCCGAAAGATATAACTTCCCTGTCAAGGAACTCTGTTGGGCACTGTCGCTAAACTCCAACGACTCCACCGTAAAAGGCGTGTAACTTAGTCCCTGCATCGTCTGGTGACGGACAGCAACTATATCCCCTTCTTCGTGGAACATCGCTCGGATACCAGTTTTCCAGCTAGAGTATAAGTTACCATCAACAAAGTCTATCGTTGCAGACTTAGTAAGCCACGCGGCCTGTCTGTAATTATCCACGAATCTCAAATCCAATTCAAGCAGGTTGAGGTTTCGTTCCTGCTCGGCGGCATCCCAAGCTATCCGCGGCTGGATTTCTGTTTCACGGAAGTCCTGCACGGCAGAAATGTATGTGCCCTTAACGCCGTGATATATCTCTTGCTTGCGATCATTGAACACAAAGTCCCGCATATTATCACGAATACCATCTAGGTTCTCTTCGTCTTTAGCATCCTCATAGACTTCAACGACACGAATTATCTCTTCGCCGATGAAGTGATCGAACTTTAGCGGAGTTTCCAGCTTTACATAACCTGTTTGACATCGGACAACTATTCTGGTTCCTGCACCTGTAAACACATCTGCCGTCCACGTATCGCGGAACACTGGCGATGCCATCAACCGAACCTTAAACATCTGAACGACAACTTCAAGTGTATCGTTTTCAGCTACGAAATAATCCCACGTATAACTTGTCCCGTCCGGCTCGGTAAACGAGAGAGCAATCCGTTCCCCCACAGTCGGAGTGCCTGAGAAATCTATGAACAATTCACTTGGGCCGCTCTCCCGCTCCTCGAATGAGCCAGTTGTGGTGACGGTCGTGCCGCCAGAACTCTCGACCGCAACTCCTGTCAGTTCTGAACCGTTAACGTAACGAACGCCGGTAGGCTTACCTATCTCCCCTTCCAGTTTCCCGACACCTATCAATAGGTATCCGTGTCGCTCGATAAACTTGGATACGTTTGTGACACCTATTTCGCCTTCTCCGGCTATGGCGTTGACGCGTACCCAAGCATTATCGGCGGGTTTCCTGCAATCTATTTCCACCTTTCCATACAAGTTGAATCGCAGGAAGCCTCGGAACGTCGGCAGTAATAACGAATACAGAACATCGCTCAATGATGAGGACTCATTGATAACACCGTTAGCAGTAAACCGTAGGGCAAGATATGTTCGTGACTGACCTATCGACGCATCACCCGCCGAGGAACCCCACCAGATGTCAGCAGGATAATCCTCTGGCGTGGCAAAGGGGTCATTTTGAGCCCTAAGGATATCGCTGTTGATTCGGCTGGTGCTGGCGTAACGTGTCCACAAACCTGCATCGTAGTTGGCCGCATCGGCTCCACTAACAAGGGGTTGCTCGGCATCGGTATCATCTTCGAGAACGTTGAAGCAGTAGTCAGCTGTGTCGATGTTCCTTACTTCATTGAACCACGCCTTCTTAATGACAGTGTATTGCCAGTCGGTCAAGATGTGGCGTGTTAACCATACGGGGTTGTTAGACCACCGCTGAATGAAGTTATCCATCGCATCTGGAGCATCAAGTATTTCCCCCTTAATAACCGCTGTCGTAGTAGGTGTCTCTTCTGGTTCGTCTGCGGGTGGTGAGCCGCCAAACGTTGCACCCAGATATGCCAGCTTGGAATTGAAACCACTAGCAGGGAAACGAATATCGGGATACTGTGACCCTTCACCCCCATATTCGCCCAGGTGTTGCGTGACCTCGGCGACTGTCAACTTGGGATTTAGACAGGTAATGTTATAGAATCCTTGTATCAATCCTTTGCATCCACCAAGCAGGGCAACAATATTTGTACCAGTGTCCGCCCACGTAAAAGGATAGAGCTCAACTTTAGCCCTACCTAATACCCGCGGAATGGTTACGTCGCTATTCTCCGACTGGTTCTTACTACTCCACTGAACTGGTGTTTTTGTTTTCCTCTTAATCGTGAAGAAAAACAGGAACTTTTGCTTGACCACTTCCTCGCGTATAAACCCACCTTGGACTGTGACAATCTTTTGCCCCTGATAGAACCTCTCGTTTGCCAACTCGACGCACCGCTCATTGGTACGATTACAACCACCTTGCCCGAAGCGATTGAAGGCATCCTGATACTGTGGGGACTTTTGCTCAAAAGTTTCAGAACCCAAGCAATCACCTCGACCGAACCATAGAGGGCACGCTTGCCCATATTTTTGGGTTGCGATTTCATATGAGAAATTACCTATTTCTTGACTACAACTTATCTTAACGGATTTCTCTGTGATACTTTCAACTGCCGCCACTCGCCCCCACCAGATAAGGCGAGTGTCCTCAATACGTTGATCGGTCAGGCCAGGGAATATCATTCGTACTGCAACACGATAACCACGAATGAGTTGAGTGAATACGAAACGAGAGCCGGAGTTAATAAGTCTCTCGACGTTGACCAGCTCAAGAGCTAACTCATTGAACTCTTTACCGATGAACTTATCGAGGCTAGGGATAGAGGTTATCTTATCCTTGTAGGCGAGCGTTCGCCAGAAGAAGCGACTGTCTGACATACGGAACATTGCTACTTCTGGTTGACTGTAAATATCGTCTTGTGTGGGTAGGTACATTTCAACAGCAAGATAGTACATCTTGTGTTGATTGATGGCTTCAAGCATCGGCCGAGTTAAGTTGTGGTACTCACTTCTCATAAGCAGTAGGGTTCAATTTGAGCTCTAGCCAAGTTCTTCCGCTGGTGGTTTTGCGGCATCAATCTCTTGTTGTGAACCGCTACGGTAGACAAGATTAATTCCTTCGTAAATCATATCAGCAACAAATTTACCACGATTGGCCGGAGTGTCCGGCATACCGTTTACTATTCGTCTATTCCATTCGCTAGGATACCGAGCTATGAAACGATTACCGAGTTTCGTTAATGATGTGCTATCAAAATTGCCAGTCAAGGCTGAAAGTAAATCAGTCTTGAATCCTTCAATATCATTTGCCATATTTAAGTCCTCTTATAAACTCTCCATCTACCTATATCACCATCGTACATCATATCTGCCGCTTGGTTTGCTGAAAGCGTGATATCTGCACCTGTTGAACAAAGCAACCGATTCGAAGCGGCAGAACTTGTACTTTCGTGTTTCAATACAATCGGATTTGCTCCAACATTAATAATAACGCGAACTTCACCGCCCCAATTTGAACCGATTGCATTATTATAGAAACCAGTTATATCACGCGAAGCATCCGAAGAAAGACGTTGCCAATGTGAACCTGCTAAAATATAATCATTTTGGTTAGCGGTAATCACCGCTGGTGTTCGGGGAGCTGATGCCCAAGTACCACCTGTTCCTGTTGAATTATTCTGAAATACAACCGGAAATTGACCATTTAATACCAAAAACGATCCGGTAGCATTTACAGAAACAGAATTACCCGATGAATAACCAATTAATTGAAGTGTATTCGTTGGACTATTGCCATAAATATTCTGGTCTACTGGTATACCAATTGAGGCTTTTACGTCCATTTTTTGCGTGGTTGCGTCAAATTTAATTTGGTCGGCCGCACCCACGTCTGTAAAAACAGCAAACCTACCACCTACTTCTGAATACAAATGAACAAAGCTGCTATCATCACGAGCCTTTAGCTTAAGAGAATTTGTTGGGCCAGAAATTGAAGGGTTTCCTGTAAAGGCGGGTGAGTCCAGTGACATACTGCCGCCACCGCCAGGGCGTCCAACCTCTCTAAAACCTCCATCAACCCCCTTGAACACCAGCATTGCTTTCTGGCCGGCTGTGATTGTAAAACTCGGAACAGCATCGAAGCCCGTCGAAAACGTTACCGTTGAATTTGCAGTAGCATCGAGGTAAACGTGTAAGTCCTGTCCGTCAACAATCAAATTGGGGAATACGACGCTTAATATTGTGGCCGCCGCATTGACAGGAACCCTAACCTGCTTTGCCGTTGTCGGGTCAAGAGTTCCACCTGGAAATCCTACCCATTGAGTTTTCTCATCAAAGAGAACCGAGCCGCCGTAACCACTATTTGGGCCAATAAAATTCTCAAGCGGGTACGGGTGTTCGATAGTGTACCCACCTGCATTAACATATGCTCCGTTCGGAACACCTAGTCTCCAAGTCGCGGCTCCGTAGATATGAACCCTAGCTTTGACACCAACTTCATCGGTGATACTTCTGCCCATCACCATACCACCATAAATATTTGTACGGATACCCTTCTTGAAATGGAAGTACCCCTGCGGATTATCGCCATACCAACAAACCGGCCTTGAATAATCTTCAAACGCTCCGGTATCAACATACTGTGCATAAGCCATTCCTTCGCCCTGATTGTGACCTATGTTGATGTTAGAAAATGCCCCATTAAGATACAGAATACTTCTCGGACGATTTACGAGTATCGGACGATTACCGTTCACTCGCCAAGTACCACCTACTGCACTGAAAGGGATCAAATTGAGCCCTCCCGTAATAGCACTGTCTCCGTTTGTGTGAAGGCTTCCAGTATAAATGCCGCCACCGTATGTTATATTCAAGAAATATCTTTTCGAGACTTGTACTCCTGTTGGAATAGCGTTATAGACATACACAGGGTCACCGCTTTTCATTGCCGGAGTCGTACCGTCAGGTAACATCGGCATTGTAAAAATAAACGTACCATCAAGATTTGTATTTGCGGCAGTCACATCGAAACCATAATCCTGAACACTTCCGATAACATTTCCGTCAAAGGTGCAATTACCCGTAACCTCTAAGGAACCAACGGACTGACAATGAAGGGCATCAGCAACTCCGTTGTGATGCGGATGAAATTGCGTTCCTATTATACGAACACCGCTATTCACGCTATTGGAATAGAAACAGCCAACCGTCTGACCAAAGAGATAAGAATCTCGAATAGTAATGTTTATTGCCATCCAAGACTTTGCCGGTGACAAATCGTGATGAGCAACCCCCCACTGTCCACCGCTAACAGCAACGTTTTTAATATGAACGCCGTTGGTACTCGTACTTCCACTATAAGTCCCTTCAATTAAAATACCGGCTTTCCCGTTGCCAGCAGTATCCCAACCGAGAACTATTCCTAAATCTTCAAAGTGAACCTTTAACTGTTGGTCGCCCACCTTAAAGACGCAATTCATATTTGCTTCGCCGGCTCCACCTGCATTTTGAAAGAAAACTGTGCCAATGTTATTATCTGGCCCCATCGCATAGCCTCGATAAGTGGAGAAATTAGCCACTCTAAGATGAGTTAAACCAGTGTCAAGAACGTAATTACCATACGGAAATTCAAAAACACCGCCACCTAAATTCTCCTGACTTAAGGCAATACATTCCCAATCTTTATCTGTAATGATAGGATTAGGAACCTCGACAGTAGGTTCAGTGAGCCAGATGCCGGCCTTAACTGGCCCGATTACTGAACCAGTTTCAAGTAAAACTTTTCCTGCACCATAGAAGCGTCGAACGTGACCTGCCTGAATGAAATTACGAATGAGAACTGTATCGCCAGCACGATCAACTGTAAGCCTTCCGTTACCTGCGAACTGTACTTGCCACGCTATTGGAAAGTCGTGAACTGTGTTCGTTCCACCGTCAGGAAAAATATAATCCTTCGTTATCATAAGGTGACATTTAGTGTTCACACCGATTGCCGCCTTTGCCGCATCGAGTGAAGTATAGCCACCAAGATAACGAACCTCAGATAAAGCATCCAAGGTTGTGCGGTCAAGAACACTAAGCAAACGATTAGACAGTGCAACAGCGATGTCGCGTGTATAAATTGGAAAGGCGGTAATTTCTGTCATAACCTAATAGGGCTCAAATTGAACCCTTCCTCAAAGCATTTCAGTTATAGGATACTGTTCATCGTCCTCAATCGGCCAAATTCCAGGCGGGTCGTCGATTATCATTGGGGCGGACAGAGTTCCGCCACCAGTGTCAGGAACTGGTGGAACGAACAACCATTTACCTTCTTGACGTAACGATACCACTCTGGATTGCTGATGAGAGAATATATCGTGGTTGCGTTCAAATCGAGTTATGCGAACATACTTAAACAGTTCACCAGAGTGAATATCAACAACCGTGAAGTACTTCACATAGCCATCCATCGCCCGATAGAAATTCGACAGCCTCTCTGCCGTAGCTAAAGCACAATCACAAGTAGGATTCTCGGGCGGACATAAACAGGCAACGTCACCAGACTCTATTAGGTTGACGTATCCTATATCCCAAATCAGGATTCCTTCGTCGTTTCGATTCTTGACTTGTGATGTACCGCCTAACATTGTTAGCGAGTTTGGTAGAAAATCTTCGTCGTGTGGCAACCACTTCTGCGGGTCTGGCCCACAGAATTGTGGTGTCGGGTACATTGCCTGAATCCGTACCTTGAAAGTGTAAGTTTGCATAGCACCTACAACTTCTACCTCAACGAGTTTTTCACCAAAGACTTCATCTGTCTCGGCGTGGGGTGCAGTAAGTACGCCAGCGGACGTGATAAGCGAAGGATAGTTTGGGGACGAAAATACGCCAACTACAGTTGAGATAAGCGTCAGAACCTCACCCTGAGCCATATCCTCACCATAGAATCCATCTTCCTGCACGCCAAGCACTCGTAACTCCGGCTGAACCTGTAACTCACAAGTAGCAGTTGCTCCACCTATCTGATAAAGGAAGTCTACTAACCCTACTCCAAAGGGTGCTTGCCAACGAAGTCCGTCAAGTATCGTTCCAGCACTAGCCGTAAAGACTCCGCCCTTACCTCCATTCGATTCAAACGGTATTATCTCTCCTTCAATGGCTAGGGAACCACAGGGTTGGTGGATAGGGTGGATATAGAGTGGTGAAACGTGTACAGGTATATCTCGCGTCGATCCCAAAATGCCGCCTTCGCTGTGCGATAAATGCACTACCCTATCACCTTCCACATCGACGGTTACGCCAAAACGTTGAAGGTCGAGGATACGGATTGTTCCGTCTGTGGCAGGGTCGAGAACAGCCGTGATATTGTTCGTGTTATAAAGGGATACGTATTGATCGAATCGTTGGCCGCACCCGAGAATCCTGTTTCCGCTGTACTGGCAATTCCAGATGCCCTTGAAGTAAGTGACATCAGGAGGAATCGGATAAGCCCGTCGTGTCAAGAAGCCTCCTAAGTGGCTAGTCGAAACGATAACTTGCGTTGCCGTTACCTGTATTAAGATGCCATCGAACTCATTGGCGGTACTGGTATAGTCACTAGCCGCCCCACTTATGCTAATCCAGAAATCCCACTCGTCACTTCCGCTGTCAAAGTCTCCGGTAACAATGATGGCCCATCCAGTATCAGCTTGAACGGCCGTATAAAATTGTTGATCGTAAAGTCGATACGCATCGAATCCTGCATAATGCGTCCAGCTCATTCCGCGAGGAATGTTCCGAACGTTTACGACGTTTGTATTTGGGTATCCGGTTGCACCGCTTTTGATAATCTCACCCGCAGACAGAGTACCTATATACATACCCGTCCACGTAAAATCGTCAACCCGCAGACCGAACGGAATAGCAGGTAACGTAACGCTTCCACCGATTTGTAAGCTACCCTCAACGCCGGTTGCTAATTGGAGGACGGACGGGACTGCCAATATCGAGCCTGGGGCTAAAGCGACGACGTTCAACGTGTAGACCTGCTCGTCATATGCTCCGACAGAATCCGTTGCTCGAACAGTAAACCCGTAAGAGCCGGTACCTGTCGGCGTGCCATAGAGCAGACCACTAGAGCTCAAAGTGAGCCCTACTGGAATTGTTCCAGTCGGCTTTGAGAACGTAACCGCACCGATGCCGCCCACCTTTACAATTTGAACCGAATAAGGAATCGTAACTGTCCCATTTGGTAGAGAAGTCGTAGTGATTTCTAAAGGAATCGGTGGTGCTTCAATGTAAGTGTCCTTAAGACTTTGTCGAGTTGCCGTTAAAGATGAGCCTGTGACCTGATAATCAGTACCGGCGATATAGGCAACGTCCCACTGACCCATCGAACCACCTTGGTCGGCACAAAGACGGGTTATGTCGGTAATGACTGGGTCTTCAAGTATGCACTCGTAAACCGCCCACTGATTAGGGATAATTTCATCTGTTAGAACACCGTCTCGATAATATACGTGTGTACGAGCAACCGGATTCCAATGTAACGGAGGAGTAGTCGGGTCTACATAGAAATTGTAGTTGCTGTCAATCGTCATCAATGGCTCGGAGCTATCAGGAGGAACTAACCCTCGATAGGCGGCCACGACAAAGAGATGCTTTATCCTCGTTGTCGGCCCGTTCATATAAACGGGACTGACGCCACTAAACCGTACGCACGGTTTTCCAGTTGGTGTTTGGTTTGTTTTATAAACTGCCGGAGCCGCCGACTGTAAATCTATATGGCCTTGCGTAGCTGGCCAACCATTTTGGGGAGAGCCATCGGTGTTGACGATTGATTCAACTTTCCATTCGTAGAGCGGCTCCCCTCTGAATACTACGACAGCTGATGCAAAGGCGTTTGTCCACGTTGGATTTTCGGGGGCTGGTGTTGCTAAAAGTTTGTAGGCTACACCAACGATACTCTGACCTGACGTTCCCGTTGTGTTAGCTAACCCTATGTAGCCAGCGGGAATCGCGGTCGAAGTGTTACAAATAGCGGTAGTCAGAACAAGCGAGTTATTTGTCGCTGGCGTAACTTCGCCTGGCTGTGTACCTGTGGCATCCGACATAATAGTCGGAAATTCATTTGCTACGCCAGCGAACGCCTGAACCGCAATCGGTAGTCCGGCACCAGTAACTGAAAATGTATGACTTGGGCCAACAATCGGATTGAAACAGTACCGCATCTCAACTGTTGTGCCGGTTACTAATAACGTCCAAACGTTGCCAAGCGAATCCGATACAACGCCACCAGCCTGTGTCGTCACGACAATCAGGTTGGCACCTATCGTATTGACTGGCCCGACGCCTACGCTTCCGGCGGAACTTATAGCATCTGTTTCAACTATCAGCTTCATTGCTTAGCCTTATAGGGCTCATATTGAGCCCCATCCTCTTTACTTACCCGAAAGTCCTAATGCCGAACCAAAGGTACCAATACCAAGAAGCAGAATCAACACCCACCAAACGAGTGGTGTAAAGTCGAAGGCCGGAGCCGGAGCGTTCACGATTGTTCGTGTACGATAGAATCCGAACCCGACGAAGATTGTTCCAATGATAAAAATTAACCAGAAAAGTAGACCTGCTGTAACCATATAGCCTCCTACGGAGCAGGGGCGAACGCCCACGAATTATCCGAGTTTCTCGTAAGATTCGTTAACTCCGTGTTCTTGTTGATAGCCTTGATATTCTTCTTAATAATGACACCATCATCTGTCCGAATATCCAACTGAATTAATACGCTAAGGGCTTGCTGTTTCAATAGTTCTTTATCTTTATCTGCGTCGTACTCTGTTGGCGTACCAGCATTTGCCGCCGCAGAGGACTGGCTGTTGCTGGCAGCGTTCCCCTCTGCCCCTCCAAGAAGTAATGCACCCGCACTAGCCGCGACCGCAACCGTACCCCAAGTGATAGCCGCCGCCGTTGCTTTACTAGCTATTTCCCACTCTCCGAAAACGGCCGCTGAAATAGCAATGGCGGTATATTCTAATGCCTTAACGATTGCCTTTGCCGCTAATGCTTGAAGCTCGGCGGCTATCGCGTGCTTAATGGACTTGAGGGTAATCTCGTCCAGAGCCAGTATAGCGGCCCCCATCTGTCCAGCCGCCTTACCGATGTCCTTATATTTCTGTGGTATATCGTCAAGGCTGTCTCCGTAGTCGTCTACCTTCTTTTTGGACTCTTCCAATTCTGGCTCTTGAAACACATCGGTTTCGGACGGGGCCTCATCTAGCCACGGTTTATCTTCTTCTTTCTTCTCCTTCTTCTTATCAAATATACTATCGAAAACGTCACCCAAAATGCCAGTAACAGTTCCAGTGATGCCGCCGCCATATTTTTCTAGTCCGTCCGCCTGTTTCCTAAGTAATTCTTCCTCTAGGTCGCCACGACGCCTTAGCTGTTCAAGTTGCTCTTTGTGTAGCTTTCTAATATTTGCAATATCTTCGGCACTTCTATTTGCCGCTTCCATCTTCATTATAAATATCTCTTGCTCCATCTGGAGCCGAGTTAATGCCAGTTGGGTTTCTAGCTGAGCGGCCGCAATCTCCATTTCAATGATCTGCCGTTGGAGCTCATATTGAGCCCTACTGCCGCCCGTTATCATATCAAGAATATCTTGACCGACCCCTTTAATTCCAAGCCGTCCCAATCCCTTACTGCGGGCTTCGACAATCTGTCTCGATAGCTCTAGCTCTTCGCGGGTTGCCTTGTTAACTCTAAGCTGTTCAGTAAGAACATCTTCTCGGGTTTTGAGCTTTTCAAGTTCTGCGGACGGGGCTTCCTCGGCCGTCTTTCTAGCCTGTCGAATCAGTTCAAGAAGGGCAGTATAATCCTTTATGATTAATTGCAAGTTGGCTAAATCAACCTTGTCAGTAATACCGAACTTGTCATCTGATAACTGGTCGAGAAGGAAGCCGACTGCTTGGGCAGACTGTTCTAAGATGTTTAATTGTGCCGGTGTTATCTGCTTACCTGCTTGTATGTCTGCACCCAAACCTTGAACACCCTTAAAGAAATCACCAATCTGTTTCCAATCTTCGGGTGCTATAATATTACTAATGTCGGTCTTGATGCCCTTAAGCCTGGCCCCAACGTCACCAAGTTTATTAAGTCCATCGACTAATTTATAGATAAGCTCGTTCTTAGTAAGTCTATTTAATTCTCGTATAGTATAGTCTACAGTCTCTTGGTCTATCGTAGCACCTAGGGCTTCCATTTCACGAAGGACATCAAGGCTATCCAAGAGCACTCCTCGGTATTCCAACAGACTCTTCTCTAGGTCTTTAACGTTCCTTTCTTTTTGGTCGATGATCGACTCTAATAACTTCTCTTTGGTTACCCGCTCCTTCTTTTCAAGACCGCGAGTTTCTTTACCAGTCGATCGCTCAAGCCGACTAATAGCAATATCCTTTTCTGCTCTACTGCCGCCACCGGCTTCGATGGCAGCTTTCTGAGCGAGGAGCTTTTGTTGCATCGCCGTTTTGATGTTTGCGTAGGTCTGCGTTAGTCCGTCCAAGACCTGCGTAACATCTTTAATAGTCTCCTTCTCATTAAGATAGCCATCCCGTTGGGCTTCATAGATGGCTATTAAATCATCTTGAGCCTCAAGCTGGTCGGTAAGCGTGTCTTGAATGTTAGCTTTCTTTCTTAGTTCCTCACCCTCTTGAACGTCCTTATTAAACTGGTCAATTCTTTTCTGATTCTCTTCGTTGGCTTTATGAATCGCACCTGCCGCATATTGCGTTGCCTTAATAAGAAAGTCGGCTTGGAGTTTAAGTTTAGCAAAGTAGTCTCTCAATAAGGGTGCATTTTGAGCCCTAGCAATTCCCTCTACGCCCACGCCGCCGGTAAACTTTTGTGCTATCAAATCAAGAATACTCGGGAATATTGCACTTGGACGTTTCGCGTTCTCGTCATATATTTTGACCGCTTGAAGATAAAACTCTTTGAGAGTCCTGTCGGTTTCCTTCGCCGACAGTGCAAGTATATCTTCCCGTTGTTCACGGAATTTATCTTGAATGATAACAAAGCTCTCTCTTTGTTGTTGGTCTTGTGCATTTATTAGATTCTGTCTGTTTGCTTCTAAAACTTTTTCCCAGGCCGCCTGACGTTTCGTGGGGTCTGTTAGGTCGATACCGCCGATTGTCGTATCTATCGCGGCGACCTTTTGTTCTCCTGCGGCCTGCCGCCTTCGCCCCTCTTCTTCATAGCCAGCCTTGCCCATTTCATAATGAGCATCACGCATCGCCTTGTTCTGCTTCTCTAGTTCGTCAGTCAACAGCTTCGCCGCGGCCGCAGTCTTGAGCAGTTCCTTTGTAAAATCGGCCTGTTGAAGGGTGACAGGCTGTGTGACTGCAAGCAGCTTTTCCTGTGCATCCGTTAGTTTGCCTGTCGCTACCTGATGTTCCTCGACGGCGTTCCTGGCTTTCTCGATCGCTTTGTCTATATCAAGACCAAGCCACTTACTGATGGTTGTGACGACAGCATCGAGGACAACAGATGCCGTCCTAAAACTATTAAGCCATTCGAGCAACAAAAGGTGATTCTTCTTAAGTGCTAGGTCGAGGTCTCCCTCTAATATATTAGAAAGCAGTCCAAGACTAAATTCCAGCTTATCGAAAACACTAAGAACCTTAGTGAGGGCACTCCACAAATCAAAGACGGTTCCAACTATTGCACCAAGGCCGAGCTTAAACTGTTGACCTTTTTCAGTCTGACCAAGTAAGAAATAGAGTTTACCAACAACATCAGTTAGTTGCGTAACTACTTTGAAAGCACTTGCGGCTTCCTTTACTATCGTTTGGAAAAGCCGGAGTGCCGCATCTCTCGCACCAGCAATATTATTAACCAGAACATCACCAATGAGAACCGTAATCGCGGTTATAGCTATACCGATTGGCCCAAACATCGAAGGTAGGCGGGTTAGAAAAGCGGCTAACCGACCGAACGTACCACCAGCGGCCAGGTGGGTAGCTAACAAGGTTTCGAGGTCTGCCGTGGCGACTAATGCGGCTTTCGTGCTACCCGTAAGAAGTCCGATGCCTAATCCGATAGTGCGGATAACATACGCAACACCACCTATCACCACGCCTAACGTGCCGAGCGTAAAGATAAGTGGGCCAAGTGCCGCAGTCAAGGCCAGAATCCCTAGAATGAGATTCTGCATAAATGGAGATAACGCCTCAAACTTTTTGAGTAAACCGTCTAAGGCAGGAAAGACTTTCTGATGAACAAAATCAACGAAGGCCGCCAATTCATCTTTATAGACCCGTCCGATACGATCTGCCCAGAGCTCAAATTGAACCCTAATGTTTTTGATTTTGGTAGCTAAATCTTGGATGGCCGGCAGTTGAGATAATTTTGTTAAGGCCTCGATGAGAATAGCCTGTTGGTCACCGGCGTTTTTACCACTAGCGGCAATCTCATCGTAGATTGTTTTCAATGCCGGAGCAAGGGATAGTGTCTTTTCCAGATTGGCGACGTTACCACCACCAAGAATATCCTGAATCTGTCCAAAGAAGCCGAGCTTTTCAGAGGGCTCAATCGTGGACATAACCTGACTCAAGCCTTTTGACACCTTCTCAAAAAGCTGGTCAGTGATAGCTCCGCGGGTTGCCTCAAACAAGCGAGAGTAGAGAGTGACCATCGCATCCAAATCAAGGTTGCGAAGTTTTGCCGCCTCACCTACTGCCTCTATCGTTTTTCCAACCTGCTCCATCGAACGGCCGCCGCGTTCACGGAGTAAGGTTTCTAGGGTATCAAACTTAAGGGTAGTATCAAGAATCTGCTTACCCATTCGAGCCATCGGCATTGTGACGTTGTACGTCATAAATGCCCCAAGCTGTTGCAAGGCAAAGCCACCGACTACGGCACCTTTGAAGAACTCGTTGAACCGTCTGGATGATTCTCTTATTTGGTGATTAGCGGAAGTGAGGCTTTTTTCGACTCGATTCACTGTCTTATCGAAGTCGAGCATCTCGTTCTCAAGCTGACGCATCGCAATGATGTCGGCTTTCGTGAGATTGATACCTTCTTCCTGCTTGATGTGGAGGCGGGTTAAGGTTTTAATGTACCGTTCGACAGTACGCTCAAGAGACTGAACCGCACCTTCGGCCTGTCGCTTATTGATAAGGTCTGCACCAACAGTGGCTTCGACACGTTTCTTAAAAGCTCTTAGTTTTCCTTCAACGGTGTTTAAGGCCGCTTCATTAGTGCCTAACAATTCTAGGACGCGGTCAGTGGTTTTCTGTTGGCCTTTTCCGATGAGTCCTTGAGACAGCAGACCCATCCGCTTTCTGATTTCGTTGGCAAACCGCTCGAAATCATTCAACGCATCTCTTAGGTCAAACTCGCCTCTAAAAACTACATCTTCTGTCGCCATAACTGATAGGGCTCATTTTGAGCCCCTCCTTCCACCGAACTTACCTTTACCGTGAACACTGAGAAAGTTCTGTAAGTTTTCAACCTGTTGGTCGCTACTATCTTGAACTGCGGCCTTAATCCTCGCTTCCTGCGTCACCCACGCGTTGTACGCTAGGAAGTTTACTTCGTGTCTTAAGGTGTCCCCGACTATTCCTATCGCCTCCGCTGTCGTCGGGCCGTACATCTTCCACCACAAGGCTCCTTGTGTTTCGAGGAAACTTCGCCAGCCTATCTGCGGGAACAGAGGCTGTCACCTCCTTCTCTACTTTACCCTCGGGTGTGATAACGGGGGATTCGATCGGGATGCTCGGAATATCACCTTCGGGAATAGCTTTCATTAACTCCATTCCAACATTCAGTAGTTCCATTTCTGTGGCCAAGTCCACCCAAACGGCTATCGTAGACTCGTCGCCCTCATCATTTGCCTCCTCAGCCGCTTCTTTATTTGTAGTAAAAATAACCTTTACGGCATCCTTACGGTCGCTCCACCAAGCTCGAATGGCCTTCTGCATCAGATACTCGCGGCCAAGTCTGGACATAATGCCAACCATTTCAACCTGACTCTCGGTACTCTCATTAATACCGGCCGAAACCTCTTGAAGGATTTCATTTGCCAGTTTTGTTTTATTCTCAAGGGTTGCCTGCTCTCCCGCCTGAACGTTCGCAACCTTCTTCTGATAGTCTTTCGAGTATCGAAGAATCATTGTCGTAATGTGAGCCGACTCAATGATAAAAGCCATACTCGGAGGAACGCACTCGACTGACATCGGAGTACCCTCTTCGTCGCATAGCACATTAGCTGACCCGTAAAACTTGTAAACTAAGAAAGGCTGAACTGCTTTCAGCTTTTCTTTCATATGTCTAAGATTCATATACGCTCCTAGGGCTCAATATGAGCCCCTATATTTGAACTGCCGTCCCATTAATCGTGGCCACGTTGCTCATCGACTGCCCGTTGAATGTAGCAACGTTCTCAACCTGCTCACCAATAACTGTGTCCAAATTATATGTAACTCCACCTACTTCTTGAACCCAAGGTGTTGGATTAACACCGGTGTCTAACTCCCACGTTATAACAAGGACGGGTGTAGCAAAAGTATCAAAACTTACATAAATAGCGGAATTGGCAAGATTCATTTCAGTCTGCTGGAATAACCAGGCAGAACCAGTGAACCAAATATACATATCTTGTGCCGCATAATAATAATAGGGTCTACTATTAATTATTCCAGTCTGAACATAGATACCATTGACTTCGGTAGTCCCCGCCAGACTAACATTGAGGTCGGGATAATTTACATCGACCGTATAGGTGATGAGACACATTCCAGCACGGCCGCCACCACCTGCTCGGTTTGTTGCTGACGATGCCCTAGCACCACTACCTGCACCACCATACTTTGGAGCCGCCTGAGCATTAGTTCCGGTGCTAGTTGTGCCACTCCCACCACTACCAGAATAAGCTGTACCATTTAAGAAGGTTCCGGTATTACCCGTTCCCGCCGTATTACCGCTGGCCGCCCCTCCATTGGCTGTTGGGCCAGCGGCTCCACCGCCACCACCACCCACACTCGCAGGGTTACCGTTTCCGCCGTTTCCGCCTGTGAAGGTCGTGTCACCGAGGGCGGTTCCGTTTACACCTGTTGCCGCCCCAACCGCTTGGTCATTAGCTGTTGCCGCCGCCGTACCGTTTCCGCCGGTTGCTCTTGCGACGGGTGTGCCACCCTGCGAGACTTCGGTAAAACCACCTGCCGCACCTGGGCCAGTCGTTGCTCCCGTACCGCCTGTTCCAATAGTAATCGAAAGCGAAGATTCAGCTCCTTTCGTAATAACTTTCTTCGCATAGCCACCGCCTTTACCACCACCTGTACACGACGGACTACCTTCTGCCGCACCGCCCGTGCCACCACCACCAATAAGTTCGACAGTTGCAGAACTAACATCGGTTGGCCAATTCCAGTTACCTGATACTGTTATTAAGTCTGACGGCATATCAAGAGAGGGCTCATTTTGAGCCCTATAGAGGCTTTAGCCGACCTCTACACTTTCGTTATATACGTAGTGACAAAGTCGAACTCAACGGTGGTTGCACTTATCGCCCACCCGATAACCTGTTGGACGTTTCCCGAACCAGAAGGGGCGGTTGCTGTTATACCGCCTGGGGTGGTAGATAAATAAAGATTCGCGTTAGGCGTCCACGCCCACGTATCGAAACGAACAACACCCTGTCTCAGAATTAAAGCCGGACTACCATTGGCTACCGCGGCAACTGCTAAACCACGAGCCGGCCACTTACCAGCGGCATCGGCGTCAGCTAAGAGCCAAGTAGAGGATGCACCTATTAAAACTACTTGCCACTGTGCTAACGCTTCTCCCGCGTTCCTGTCGGCCAGAACGCGACCCGCATAAGAATTATTAGCACCAAGCAACGCACTGGTGCTAATAACTGCTGGCAGTTGTCTTGTAGCTACTTGTGTTGGCATTATTTGCGATAGCTAACTCGAATCTTTTCTCCAGTTGCCGGAGCAACGCTCATCGTAATAACTGCACCTGCAATAGTGTAATCATCACCAGCATCAACTAGCAGTCCGTTTACGTGAACGTGCTCCGAACCGGCAACCGGAGTATTGGCCAACGTATAGGTTGTATTAGAACCATTCACGAGGCCAGTAGGGGTTTCTTTGTCAACGAAATTAGCGTTAGCCAATCCGACCGAACCGACTGTGACGTAAACAATTGCAGTCGTATTAAGCGTTCCAGAGTCGTCAACGGTACAACGAAATTCTGCCGTACCGTTGCCAGCCGCTTGTGCACCTTCTGACACTGTGACGACTTGGCCAGGAAATTCGTTCCAAGCGTCAGCATCAAGGGCACGAGTGAGTAAAGCGGCCGAGCCAGTCCAGATATAGATACCGTTCTGGCTTGGAGTAGACTGATTCTTTAGCAGAACTCTATCACCACTAACCAGAGTAACACCATCCATTGTAGTGCCTGGACTGGCGAGCGTTACGGTTGCCGTCGAAGCAACTCTGGCTGAACGATACTTATAAATGGAAGCTAAGTTAGCAACCGCGTTTTCAACATCAACGATACGGGCGGCATCGGTGGAACCGACAGTCGGCGTACCCACGCTCGTTAACTTTTGGTTACCCATCGACTGAGCGGCGGTAAAAGGTACAGTACCAGTCCGTTTGATGAAGTCTGCACCCTCAGCCAATTTGGTGGTATCAATCGCCGCTCCTGCCGCAATCTTAGAATTAGTTACTGCACCATCTTTTATTTGTCTTGTTACAATTTCGGTGGCCATAATATCTCCTAGGGCTCATTTTGAGCTCTATGCCTTCATATAAGTAACGGCAATCTCTTCACCCACTTCTAATGAGTATGTAAGAACGATAGTTTGGTCGCTTGTGTTATTAAAGTCGTCCGGCCGAGACTGTTGCAAACCATTCACATAAACGGTTAAAGTCTCTGGCACGAACGGAAAATCAGTTACGAATGTGGCGTTTGACCCATTAATTGGGCCGTTAGGAATCTCACCCACTATCCACTCTTCTTCGGTCGTGGGTGGAGGTTCTGGCGTGATAACGGTAGTCTCTCTGGTGGATACAGCCAGGAATATACGACCACGCGATATGAGGGTCTCAATTCCCTCAGCAAAGACTAATAATTCAAAATCGTTAATATTGCCTAAATCTTCCTTGGGAACAGTAAACGTAACCGCAACAACCTCACCGTCCTGAATGATGATATCTTCTGTTTCAGTTTGATAGACCCGTACTACGCCACAGTGCTTCCAGATAAGTTTTGCTAGAGAAACCTGAGTCGGGTCAACGCCAAAGGTGGAGCAGGTAACTATCACCTTTGCTCCACAATTCGACCGATTGACTTGCGTGAGTTCACGCATTTCAAAGACCAACGTCAAATCCTCATCCGGTACTGTAACAACGGATAAGGATTGGAACGGCACGAACGGCTGTGCTAGAATGGCTTCCATATGGATAAAAGAAGGGGTGGGCCGCGACTTCCTCGTGGACGACCCACCCTCTGGGGGAAGGGCTCAAAAAGAACCCTACCTATGAACCAATACGGATGAAATGCTGATTGTATTGGTTGTAATCGAATAGGGCACTTTCCTGATTCGGGAAGCCCTCGATTGTTAGAGCAATCTGAGATTGAACGGTTTGACCAACCTCAAGTGTGAACGGCGTGTAAGACAGGCCATTGAAGATTTCGATGGCGTCATACACGGTTACATCACCACAGTCCGGCGTAGCCCAGACCATCAGGATACGCATCTTGTGTTGACAACCGGTGGAATATTGCCTCAACGTGCGAACACCGTTGCTGTTGAGCTCCTTCATATACGGAATGAGCCGCTTCACCGTAGCGAAGTCGCGGACATTCAGATACGCACCCGAGATAACAACCTTGTCGAAGGTGAGCGATGTCGAGGTCGCCCCTCGGTCATTACGAAACTCGTTTCGGGTTGGAGTTGTTTCGATTCGACCGCTTCCAGCCAACGTTCCCAAGTGGCGTGGGTCTTCGACTTGGTTTCGGTCAGGGCGACCATCCCTGTCCAGCCGGAGAGGTAGTTCGTCGTACCGAGTTGGGCCGCAGACCCACATATCAATCGGGACGCCTTCAACCATCGCTTTCTCAAACGATGCCTTCACCGCGGGTTTTATGACCCGAACCTTAGCTTCGTAGACAGCTAGGGCGTTAGTGAGATTTGTGCCCTTGATTACCACTAAACCGATGTTATGTTCGGCTGGAGTGTAAAGACCGCTCTGCGGGTCGATCGTGCCAATTTCAGCGGCCGTTCCAGTTGTGGCAATGGAAAAGACGAGGTTAGCCGCCTGACCACCGACAACCACATTTGCCGCTGATGAGAAGATGACAATATCGGTACCGGCACAAGCGAACGTTGAGCCGGTGACGGTGTACTTCACTAAACCGTCAATGTACAGTATGACGCTATCACCATAAACCGCAAGGCCGACTTGCTGACCTTCCAGAACGGCGAAGTCACTTCCTACCACTAACACGCCATCCTTGTATATTCCCACCTTACGGGCGGCAGGGGTGGCACCTGCGATTCCAGCGGCATAGTCGAGACCTAACAGCGTTTTAGCTCCGTCCGTAAATTTATGAGCAAAACCAACTGCAATAACAGTTGTTGCCGCAATTACGCTGGCGTGAACGGCGAACTCTATCAGAAAGGGATAGCCGTCGAGGGCGTTCTCGGCGACCGCAAACCCGTTCGCCGCCGTACTGCGGAATCCGGCGAAGTATTTGTTATTGTTACTGATGTCCGCCCCTTCCATATCCGTAAACCGTAAAGGTTCACGATACGCCATTTCACCTGCTTCAATTCCGCGGAGAAGGGTGAGGGCGTTGAAAGCTATCGTAACCGGAGTTTCGCAGTCCGTGATAACATCGACGCACGGAACACCTTCGTTTGCGGCGGCGGCGTCCGACTCGACGGCAAAACCGCAGATGCTACCCTGTGACGACACCAGAAGATTTATCACGTCCTGCTGACCAGATTCCGCGTCAATCACGGTAAGAGTAACCTTTCCTGGCTCGTTGATCTGGAGTTCACCTTCGGGGGTGACCACATTATCACCAGAAATCGCATATTCATACTTACCGCTTCCGCCGCTAGGAACAAATTTATTCCTCTTGGTGTTAACAAGAGTAAGCTCTTCTTTGGCCTCGACTTCGCCGGCCGATTCGTCGTCCTCAAATCGTTCCACCTTCATAGGCTCATAGACAGTAAATTCCGTCGTGGCATCCACTTCTTCTCCGGCGACGACTAGCCCGAACGTCAGTTTGGTTGGCTCACGAGGCTCTTCCGGTGTTCCGGTGATTGCACCGGTGCTAGGGTTCAAATTGAGCCCTTTCGGAAGCTCCCCTTCCTTTACCTTGGCGGCTGTAACTCCCGAATTAGCTGGCGTATAATCATAAGGTACACTTTTAATGCCAGGAGGCGGGTTATAATTTACAGCAGTCTGTTCCGTATCTGCATCATTGTTATTCTTTTTCTTCACAATCTCACCTCGCTCAGTATCTATGACGCTTTAGCGTCCTCTTATACACTTTTTGTTACGACAACCTGAATCCGTGCTTGATTTAGATTGACAAGGGTAAATCTTGGGACATAAATAAAGCCTTTTCGATTAGCCACAGTATTAATAACGGAAATACAAATACGCCCCGTGGCTAAAAGCAGGGCGAACGAATCCCGTGCGACTGTTTCGCTGGTATAGACGTCCAGAACGAAACTAAACTTTCTCGATGTTTGATGAATATGAACATTATCAATATCAGTAGGTCGGATAATAACTTGCAATGGGGCATTTTCTTTTTGTTGAAGCAGTCCGACTTCAATAATAGGATTAGTACTCCTGCTAATTAGGTCGGCAATGTTATCAATAAACCAAACGAGAAAATCGAAGGCCGCTATTTCCTTGACCTCGACCTCTGCCGGACACGCGGGTTTGATGGCGATGCCACAGATGCTCCCTTCTGCCATTTGAATATCTCCGCCCAACGGTCTATCGTAATATCCGCTAACATATCCTTTGCCTCTTTGCTCTTTGCGAAGCGGTCAAAGTCTAACGGTCTTTTTGGTAAAACGGCCATAGGGCTCAATTTGCACTCTAGCTATACTTGTCGTAAAGTTTTTTGTAATACTCGCGGTCAAGTTCAAGGTCTCTTTTCAGCCTGTCTTTTCTAGCCCTAGCACCTTCGTAGTATGGACGTTTCTTATCCGTGGCTACGGGGTCAATAACAGCACCTTCTTGATGTTCCCTTGCGTACGGCTTTTCAACTGGATACGTGTACTCCAATATACCATCGTCCGTCACGTAACCCGCCTGCTTATACGCATCCCTTAATCTTAGCCCTGTACGGCTTTCGTGCAGGATACGCATATCAGAGTTCTCGGTTTCCTTTTTGGTAATCGTGTATGGACGAAGCGGCCTCCACTTACCCTGATACTCGTCGAACTGATTATCAACGTCGTGTCGAATCCCTGCCAGAAGTGCCCCCATTTGCGGCCGAGTATCCTTCAACTCGTCCGCTCTTGCTATCATAGTGATAAGCCACTCATCAGCGGTTGGACACCAAAAAAGCCATCGCATATCAGATACCTAGCTCAAAATGACGGAACTTCTGTTCCCAAGCACTTACGATACGATTGTACGTGTTTCGTAATCGCTGTTCTTGGTTAGAGGTCAATCCGTCATTCTGCCCTAAACGGTTCAAAGGATTTACGAGAAACATTAAACAGCCAAGATTCTTAACGGCAACAACTACGTCAGGTGGAACACATTTGAAGCCCCACCTTGCTGAAATCGTAAACCGCGTGTAACGAAACCAGCTACCACAACCAGAAAATAGAAATGGCGGATAATGCCATTTCAAGTAGTATCCAGTCGGTTGATAAACGTTCGATGAATAAATTTGATAATTGTTCGCATCGACGATCTCATTATCAGCATCACGAATATAACGAATCGAAGTGTAAGGATGAATCCTCACAAACTGCGTTCCGTTACTGTAAAAATATCGTGACGCAAATTCTTCACCCGCCGGTGCAAAATAATCTTCCGGTGCAAATACGTCGCTTTCAAAGACCCTGGACGCATCGTAGAGAGATTGCATTAACGCCGCTTCCGTTTCGTTTGATTCTTCGTGAACCACGCCGAGAGCCGGAACGATGTCAATACAATCCTCTACTTTTGCGTATGCAACAGCCATTATACGATTACCTTTTCGCCTTCCTGCTGAGCCGGTTGCTTCTCGTACTGAACGCCCTGCTCTTCCATCTTCGCTTTAATGGCGTCGTTCAGTTCTTTCGTCCGAGGGTCTTTCATAAGTTCCTCTTTGACGAAATTCTCGGTCGGCGACAGATACCAACCGGCTCGGAAGAGAAGTTGTGGCACTTCACGGACAACCTCTCCCTTATCATCCGTGACCTGTTTGAAACCCCAAACCGGAACCGTATTCTCTATCATCGCTGTGTTGTCGATACGGATTTGACGGTTCGAACGACCGATACGATTGGGCTTAAAGCCTTTGGTGATTTGGTCAACCACGCTACTCAGGTGAGGGTTGTTCAACGCCCCCTTTCCTGATACAACGGCTGACTTTTCATCGTTCTTTTTCTCTATCATTATCTCTCTCCTTCCAAAGATTCCTAGGGTTCAAATTGAGCCCTATTAGATACCGGTGATACGGATAAGAGCGTGCGGCACCTTAGCAAGCAACCCGCCTCTCATCGTGGCACGAAGCGTCAACATATCTTCGCGAAACTGGTTATCGACCCAACCGATGTCCAGACGAACCGCCCGACGGAGCAAAATACGCACAGTCTGTCGAAACGCACCCGCTATCGCTACACCCGCTGGCATACGAATATCATAGACGATTTTCGCACCGCGGACGCTGGACAGTTCGGAATCGGTGTATAACCGATAACCATCGTTGTCCTTAAGGAAGGTCATTTCGACAAAATCGTCGTGCGACATCAGGACACAATCGACGTTGTACCCGTATGCCTGAGCGTCGAAAATCGCTCGTTCGATCGTTTCGCGGGTATTATCGGTCGCAACACCAGGCATCATCACGTTGCCCATAAACGACGCCGCTCCACGATGGATACGAGTCGATAGGCCAACCAACGCCAGAAGTCCCGTCAGTTCGGGATATTCACCACCGCTTCCATCGCCATTGATTAGCTGGTCATAGAACTCTTGGCGAACGTTTTCCATCAACTGTGTTTCGACGGCATCCGCAATCGAAGGACAGTCCTCCAAGAATTCTTCTGACACAGCCAGAGTGTCGGCAAAAGTGATCGTGTTCGCCCGTGCTTGCGAGAAGCCAAACTCCGATTCCGGTTTGATGGGACGGAAATCAACCGCAACCGCAGTAGGATTGGCCGCACTAAGCACGACGGACTCACCGACACCCGATGCATTGTTAATGCGGAGCGTTTGTCTCACGTAGAGAACGTAAGACTTTGAGATTCGTCGAACGGGGATACATTGGAGGAAAGATACAGGCGGATAGGGCAGTAGCTCGACATCATCATCGACGATGTATTCGCACAGTCCGCCTGTATTTCCGGCGAATACGGCGGTCGGAGCGTAAAGTGACCCGTCGCCGCCGGACTGTCCAGGAACCTGCGTAAACATCGACTTGACAGCCTCACGGTATTCGCCAACTGCCGCCTCAATTTCACTGGCCTTACCTATCTCAAGACCGAGGCTCTTCGAGGCCGATCGAAGCTCTCTCTGTTGAGAACCAAAAGTACCATAAAACGAAGCGGCACAGTTGAATCTCTGACCATTCTTGAGCGGATAGGTCGCAACCGCCCCCCGCGATTTGATGTCCTCGGATTTTAGCAATCCGGTCTTGCCGAGAAAGGAATGGAAATCGTTTCCGAAACGCTGGAAAAACGATTCCTTCTTCTGCGGATAAAGCCCTTCGACGTTCGGCATCATCATCCCGCCCATCGTCACTGGCCCCGTAACCCCTGCCACGGCGGCCTCAAGAGCTTTCTCGCTAATTTCCTCGCCGGCTTCGATCGACTCATCATAGCTGAGAAGCTGTTCACGACGCTTTTTCTGTTCGCCAATGCGACCCTCGATATCGGCCATCCCTGACTTGAAGGTATCATCGACGCACTCCTCACCACCAAGAGTACCCGTCTTTCGGCAAGCACAATCAGTTTTGTGGTTCTTTTCGAGTTCGGCCCTCTTTTCTAAAAGAGCCGCCCCTTCTGTGTTGATTTCTTGAGCAAGTGTGTTGCGGTTATCAACAAGGGCCTTTATGAGTTCAGTGTATTTCATATTTGCCTTCCTATATAGCTAGGGTTCACTTTGAGCCCTAGAGGTTAATTATTGGTATGGGTTGTGTGACTTGCTCAAGGCTCGTCAAGAAATCCTCGGTGACTACGAATTTCTCCCCCGAAGATAGGGATTCTTTCAAGGACGTTAACGCCGCCGCTAATTTCTCGCGTTGGCCATTCGCATCCTTAACAAGAAAGTCCAAATGCTCTTGAATCTTAGCAGTCTGTTCGTCTTGCATCTGCTTGAGATAGAACATTAAAAAATCGTTTTTGGTACGGGTGATTCGTGGATTTTCGTAGTCGGCGGGTGTGAGAGTTGCTGACTGTTCTGCAATTAGCCACGTATCTAATTTGAAGGCCCCATCGACGAGCGAAGCCGACCTCGTATGACCGGCCGCACCAGCGGAGGAGCGATAAGGTTTTGAGATGATTTCGCTGAACGCCTCGTTGCCTTTCGGGGTATCAAAGAAGGTTGCTTCGTAAGTCCAACCGTCACTCGACTTTTCATAGACGGCATCGGCTACAATGGCTTTACCAAACTTTGGTGACCATCCGTGTTCCATTAGAAATGGACGGTCAGACCCGTTTTTTAATCCGGTGACGGTTTCAGAATTAAAGAACTCTCCATCTGAATCTTTCGTTGAAGAGTCTCCAAATCTGACGCCCGTACCGTGAATAACGAGATGTTTAACGGACTTCACGGCGTCGAGATTCTCTTTATATTCGAGCATTGTATTAGTAAGGTAGGGCTCAGAATGAGCCCTTTCGAGAAAACAGAGATAATCGAGGAAGTCAAAATGGATATTATCACAAAAACCAAGTTTTGTCAAGTGGAAAAATTATTCTAAGGCGTTTTCTTTCTCAATACTTTGTTCGCCGGTTCCAACTGATAAATTGGTTGAAGCACCACCCATTTGAGGTTGAGTTTCCGAGTAAAATTGGTCTCTTTCTTCTGCTGTAAGGTCAGAAGAGTCCTCATTTACAAACTCAAGGAACTTACCGCGGGTGATAACGTTCAGCTGATACCATCGCTCATACTGGCGGAAGTCTTTGCTACGAGCATATTGAGCGAGAGCCATTTCCGAAGTATCCGTCCAAACACGGAATTTAGACTTTGTGTTCGGAATAAACTTCGGAATCAAAAACTTCCCAAGCCGCTGATTCATACGCTCTTGGAGAGGTTTAATTTTCTGGTTGTAAAAGTCGATAGCGTCCTGCTGACGGCTTGCTCGCTGACCACCCGACTTTAAGCCAACCCAAAAGAGCGAAGGAGGGATTTTCCAGACCGCCGTAACTAGAGATTCAAGATACAGTAATAAATCTGGATTCATCAATTCCGGCAAGGCACTACCAATTTTGTTCACTCGCCAATCACCACGAAGCCCGAGCCAGCCGCCTGGCCTAATGCCGCTTCGCCCTATCTTAGCGTAAACCCGCTGAACGGCTTCTTCTATCTGATCGTCTGTAATGCTGGCGGCCACCGAGTCTTTTGTCAGGTCAACAACTCTTGTCAGCAAATGCGTCGGGTGAGCCCCTTCTGTAAAGAAGCGTTCAAGCTGATCGAGGTATATTTTGTGAATCTTGAAAATCTTATTGAGAGGATTATTCGGTAACGATACGCCGATCGAATAGCTAATCGGATTGTAGAGAACGTCAACGTACAGTGAGGTAGAGCTCAATTTGAGCGGTGGTAAATCCTCATACCCGAGAGGTTGATAATACCAGTCCGCCTCAAAAGGATTTGACACCCAATCCTGTGCCACGCGGCCAGGAAAGATAAGGTCAAAGCAGTTTGTTTCTCGATTGATTTTACCGTTCGGAAAGATGTCGCCCTTCTGAAACATAAAGGCGTACACCAACCCAAAGATATGTAGGTGAGTTGCGTAGGCACGAAGAAACTCTTTTATATCCATTGTTGGATTCGGTTGCCCAATCCATTCAGCTAACGGATTATTAGTATGTTCCTTCCAACGATTTCCAACAACGTGTTCTTCAACGATTGTCCGACCGTCTGCGACCTCATCGTTAACCAACGACTGAGCCGCATAACACAACGGGTTCGTTAAATAAATCAAGGCGGCATCAACAAATCGTTCGTGCCACCCAATATTTGAATCTTCCAGTAGTGGACGGGTGCGAATCGTCTTACCCTGTCCAATTGGAACAAAATCAACGTTTGATTGCCGGAGTAGGGTAAGTTTATCAATTTCTCGGGAAAGCGGCCTACTCGTGATAAAGGGTTTCTCTATACTTACTGGCATCGTGATTATCCTCTGGGAAGTATGGTAAAGGTTTTGCTAACTCTTCTCTATTCTTAACGACTTGCAGAAAGTCGTTTCCGTTTCGATAAATTAAACTGAGAAAGATAATAGCCAAGTGGATTGTGAATACAGTCCCTATTATAGCTCCATTTACCAGAAAAAAGCAAGCCGCCAACTTCAAAATAAGCCAAAATATTTCATCCATAAGATAGGGCTCAATTTGAGCTCTAATTTGAAAATTCATCACCCAAAAGATGGATGATATCAGCTGATTTCTGACCGGTAAAGATCGAAGGACGGAGGCTCTGCGGCTCGATTACTCGTGATTTCATAAGCTGTTGATACCCACCGCAGAAAAAGACAAAAGCTAAAAAATTGCCTGAAATGCCGTCCACATAATCATCGTGTTCACCGGCCGGAAAACTACGCATTTCATCTAACACGTCCGACATACCTGGCCCCTCCACGTATGCTACCCGCTTACTACGCATTTCTAACGCCCATAGGTTCGCCCGCTCTTCTTTACTTTGCGAGGTAAAGACACGTCCGGCCGGATACTTCTTGATTCCCGCCAATTCGTTGTCCATTTGAATCATTTGCCACGCAATTCCACCAATCCCCTCCGTTTCAAAAATATGCATCACTTCCGGTTCCATCAGAAGTTGCTGTTTTATCATCGGATACGTCGAGCCCCAAACGCCTCGATAACGAACAGGGTCTGAAATGATAAACTGTGGCCTGTCTGTAACCGTTAGCTTAGATGATGCCGTATAATCGCCATCTGCCGAATTAGCGATATCCCAATATCGAAGCTGATAAAGCGGCATTTGGCCAAATAAGGCTTCGTTAAGCGTTTTATAGACTCCAAGATATTCCAGATCGAACGGGTTATTCCCGAGGGCTACAAACTTACCTTCCCATTCTTGAGCGTACTCAAGCGGATCGAGCAAGCCTCTCTGATTTTCTAACTCTTCTTTCGGGAAATAGGGATTCGTCGAAGTCGGCATTATCCACGAGTTCCAATCTCCAAATATCGGATTTTTGCCAAGTTCGTAATAATAGTGAAAATCATTGAATCCGCGGGGTGTTGAAAAGAACCAAACATCGCCCATTAAATCGCCAACCGTCGGAAGTAGGATTAGTTTGAAGATTTGTCGTAAAGCAATGATTAAAGCGGCTTCGTCAATAATGATTCGCTTATATTTACGACCGCGAATGTTCTCCGGCTTGTCCAACGACCAAAATTCAATCACAAAGCTGTCTAAAATCTCAGCTGTGTGTTCTTGCTCGTTTTTTGATGAAATTATCTTCTTGAAAGTGCGTTTGAAGTTACGCCAAGTAGGGGCTAAGTTCTTATATGTGGGGCTCATATAGCCCATATCCTCGGCCAAGCCGTTATTGAGGTTATGAGCCACCACTTCCGCCACTAATTGTGACGTTAAGTGAGTTTTGCCCCACCGGCGACCGCACGAAAGAACGTTAAAACGTTTTCTGTCTCTCGAAACGAGGGCTTGAGCCGGATGAGGAGCATCTAATGGAACGTCAACTTTCTTTCTCGGCATAAATAGGGCTCACTATGAGCTCTTTTCCTCTTCGTCGTCACCTTCTTCAACAATTTCAGCGTCAACGTACTGAATAGGTGCAAATTGCTCCCGAACATCTTTGTTAACGAAGGTAAACTCAACCACAGTTTTGCCTTGTTTGCGGTCTTGTTCGGTTTCTTCGGCCAATTCCTTCGCCAAAGGGTCTTTATAACCCACCGTACCCAATTCAGCGATATTATAGCCACCCCTTTGACGACCGGCATACATTTTATTGAATACCATTTTGATGATTTCGGGGTCGTCATTTATCAAACCCTCGATAATCTTCTTATCGGTAAGCCCTTTAACGCCTTCGTGGGCAACTTCAAAATAAACTTGCAGTTCAGGGTTGTTTACGACTAACCACCGGAGCCGACTAGGGCTCATTTTGAGCCGTTCTGCGGCAAGGTCTATCGAGCAGTACGATCGAATCAATTGAAGCCCGATATTATGAACATCCTCTGCCGGAATGTTATCACCTAGAAGGACGTGAGAATCACCCAAGCCCTTCATTATCCGATTCATTATCTGTTCCTTCGGAATCTTCGAGTCTTTGACCTTTTGATTGGCGACCGAATTTCGTATACCATTCGCTTGGTCTAGCACTTCGCTGAAAGAATCTGTCAACGATGTCTGCAATAACTTCGATTGATTGCTCATACCCTGGTCGAGCTCGTCTCGTAGCGTCACAGGGCTTCTTCCGGCAATGCCACCACGCTCGGTCACAAAACCGGCACCGGCGGATTTTATTCTCTGGCCTAGCTTCGATCTCATTTCGTAACCTCTCTACCTCTTGTTTTGTAATGTAGTATTTTTTTCCGTGATTAAAGACACTAGGATGGGACGAATAAATCGTAGGATTAATAACAACCAATAGCTCTGAACGATAGATTCTGTTGTACTCTAATTCTTTGTGAAGATTGTGTCGCGACCAACGATGGCTTATCATTTTAGCGGCTTCGTCAAAGCTAACGTAATCGAAAAGCCTCTCTGAAAGGAAGTCGGGGTCAGTAATCTCCTGCCCGTAAGCATCCGTAATCTTACATTCCGAGAGCTCCGCTTCTACCGAGAGTAAGCCAGCCCTCCTAGTTTTACGAAGATTTTCCATAATCAAAAAAGGGGAGCAGGGTTTGCCCTGCTCCCAGATCAAGAATTTGACGACGATTATTCGTCGTCGTCGTCGGCCGAACCTCGTCGCTTATCCCTGCCGGCCACCTTCTCGGCTTCCCGTCTTGCATCTTTCTTATCAGGTGTCTCCGGCGGGGCCGGCGTGGTTTCCGTTTCCGTGGTTGTTTGAGTCTGTTCGGTCGTCGTGTCTTTTTCCTGTTGCATATTTTACCTTCCTTGTATTAATCTATTTTCTCGTGCACTCATCTTGTAATCTTGCTACGTCGTTCCCGTGGCCGGAACCGCAAAGCTATCCGGCCACGGGATAGCGGATAGGGGAAGGAGGATTTATGGCTCAGCTGTCTGCCCCTAGCCGCGTTGCTCCCTAGTTAGGGTAGGGAGCAATTTGAGCTCTATTGGAGTATGTGAACTAGGAGGTTCACATCGCCGACGAGGTCTACCTGGGTGCCTGCGGCTGAGTACGTATTAACGCCGATTGTGTCGTCTGTGAGGCGACTGGCTCTTGCACTCATCGCCGTAGCTCCGATCGTTATTTGTGCTGAAACTGTGAAGCACTTACCGGCTGGAAAGGCTCCGACTAATGTACCTACGTAGGCCCCTGGGCCGGTGCGAGTCCAGACGACGGGAGCACCTAGCCCGTTGCTTTTAACTGAGGCCGTGGGGGCGGTTGCACCCGACTGCGTAAGCACGGCCATATACACCTTCGAGGGAAAAGCAGATGAATAAATCTTCTGGCCGTTCCAGTCGATGTAATTGCCGTTGGCATCATTCTTGAGGGATAAACGATTGTTAACACCGGTGTCCGTTTGAACTAACCTTCTAGCCATTTCATTCTCCGTCTTGTTTGGATTTGGGATTTGAAAGCTATCTTACCACAGCTTTTTCTTTTTGTCAAGAAGCCCGAATAAAAAAGGGGTAGAGCTCATTACGAACCCTACCCCTCTCCTGTCTCCATCTCAATCACGGACTCGCCCCCTTGAAACTGACGGAGGCTTCGTGGATTCCGGCATACTAAACCTGCGACCGTACAATCGCAGGGTTCCGCAAAGCCTCCATATAACCACTCCTTTCCCCTTATCCACTTCTTCCGCTGATACAGCTCATTGTGAGCCCTACCCGCAAACGAACCTGTCCCCTTTTATATTTGCTAGGGCAAGAAGAATCGCTTCCGAAGAAGCTCCCCTGAAGTTTAACTTCCCGTCCTCCCAAGACTTCTTGCCCCCTTAACTGCTCTTCCTAACCACATATTAAGATCATATTATATCACAC